CCCTTTGGCATACAAAAACACCCCATTTCCTAAACAGTATACCATACTGTCTAACAAATGGGGTGCAGTTCACAAGTCAACGCTGAAAAAGGGGGATATGTATCATTATATTTTTTTGCCGGTACGCTTTTTGTCAATCAATTTATAAATTGATTCCAAAGAATTTTGAACTTCTTTCCAAAAATTTTTTTGCTCTCCTCCTAAAGGCAGCGGATGATTTCCGGCCTCAACTATCATGTCTTCTAGATTTCCACACTGCTTTGTCAGTTCCGAAAAGAACTCATTATCATCATATTTATAAAACAACGCCGAGAAATTCATTTCACTCAGAACGTCACAAAATTTGTTTCCATTACGCAGATAGCCATTGCCATCAAAATCAAGGCTCGTTCTGGATTGGGGAATCTTTTTTATAAGATATTCGTCAAAAATCATGCTGCAATTAGCCGAACGAATAGTAGCATCGGCGGACTTATTCGCTGTATTAGCTGCATAAATAGCCACTAGAATAGCAAGTCCTGAAAAGAATGCAGAGATAGCATCAATCATTTACTCACACATCCTTTACATCAGCATTAGACGATCCAGAATGGTTTTTTTGGGGTTGGAAATCTTGGAGACAACGACGTCAAAATTTTTTTCCATTCCCTCACGTCCGATTTCAGTATAAATTTTCCCAAAGAACCCCTGGATAAACGAAGACGCCAAATAGTCGATTTGCTCAGGGAAAACAATTGTAAACGGTTCATTCAAATCGATTCGACCGTCGACCTGTGCATCAAATAGTTTTCGGCCATAACTATTTCCTGCAAGTTTTGTCAAACTCCTATCTTTTATTTCAAGAGAAATCACTTGTTTGCTCATAATGCATTCTCCGTTTCCATCACAAAATTCAAATTGTATGCAGTCCCAGGGAAGTAGATTGGGAATGTTGAAAAAACATGCTTGTCCGGAGCGCAATGTTGAAAGTCATGTTCATGATTCATTCCAATCCAGTGATCTTCATCATATTCCAAAAGCGACCGTATGAATTGCATTTTCCGTCTTCCTGATAGAACATAGCAGTTGTTTCCGTCTGCTTGAACCTCAAGCCATTTTATTAAAGTAGGGAGGCCCGTTCCCCCGATAAGATATTCATTCGGTCTGCCAGATATGCGATCTTGGAAGGCACTCAACATAAAAAACTCATCATCTCCATAGCCTTCCCTAAAAAATCTTCTGTGATGCATGTAGATTTCGCGCAATCTCCAATATCGTGCACTGTCGCTCTTATCTCGTAGTTCAGGATTAACGCATAACTTTGTCTGTATTTGCGACGAGAGCAACGTCGCAGAAAAATTAACAACACAAATATTCACACCGTAATACTTTGGCCCAGTCGGGTCGTTCCGGCGAACATAGTCACGTGGTGTCACATCAATATCAAGGAAACAATCTGAGCAGCTATGCTCAAGTGCATTTCCCACCAACTCTACAGCAACTTCAGCAAGCAAGTCACTGCGAGACTTTGTGATTCCAAGATTCTCAAAAAACAAGCACAATGTTGTGATTGCGGAGGACAATGTCTCATCATCATTTTCATTGGCTAAAAAAAGTTTGCGATAATAATTTTTTCCAACACCAAGCCTAAATTGACGGACAAAATCCATGGCAGGCTGCGCAGGTCTTTCCAACATATATAGAGGTGACAGTCCAATACCATCGGTAAAAATATTCGTTTCTTTCTTATTGTAATGAAACTGTACAGATATACCGTGATCCGCAATAATATGCTCGATATAGCATTCTAACAGAACATATGTAAATTTTTCGTCGAACACACCGTTTGGAAATGCGATTAAAATAGACGAAATCTGGCTGTTGTTGTGCACGGTAAGAAAAAGCCCGGCAATGAGTTCGGAAACCGTGTCAACCGTCAGCAACTGCTGATTTCCATAAAACAAACAGGATTTCCCGTCTGGTAGAAAAACAGGTGTAAGTGCTCTAGCAGATGTCGCATTCCGCAATTGCCGCTCAAGCAGGGTTACGTTCTTCATACACATCACCGACCTAACCGATAATCATACTGATACACTATGGTAGTTACAAGGTCATTATAGCACACATTCTAACCACTAACAACAAAAAAATCTCCCCTATCCGCCTTGTTTACGGTCGAATACGAGAGATTTTTTTGTTTTGCGCTGACTCCGTTCAGGTTCGACGTACTCCGAACAGCAACCCTTATCACGGGGCTGCGGCTCTTGTCATGTATGGGGTCAGTGCACGCCCTTCTTCAGCTGCTCCAGATAGCTGTCCGCCGCCAGCGCCTCTTTGGTAAAGGAGTTGTTCTCCCACCATGCCCAGATGGCCGCCGCCGAGGTCAGGCCCGCCGTCACCCACTGCTCCAGCTGTGCGCTGTCAATGGGCAGCAGCGGCTTGCCGCAGGCGCTGAGGATCTGGTTTGCCAGGGCCAGGCCCAGCACGGCGGTGCGTGCCACGGTGCCGGCGGAAATGTTGTTGTTCTTCGTGATGTGTGCGTTCATGTTCAGGTTCCTTTCTGCTCTTCCGAGCGCTGCTTTAAAATGTCCACGGCCTTTGTCAGCGCCGCCGGGATCGGCAGGCCCATCAATCCGGCATTCTCAACGATGGAAATGGTCTCGTTGCAGATAAAGCCGATGACCACGGCGTCCCGCACAAAGCTGGTTGCCATCACGGCGTCCAGCCGGCAGGCCACCAGCACGATCAGCAGGGTCTCTCCCTTGCGGATCAGTCCCTTCCAGCCCGCACGGCTCTCCAGCGCGCCGGTCCGGCTCTTGGGGCTGGCGTGGAATACGCCCGCCACGATCAGGCCGGTCACGTAGTCCACGGCCATAAAGAGGATCAGCGTCTGCAGCGCCGCATCCCAGCCGCCGTACAGGCTGGCAATGGCGGCCCCCAGCGCCCCCACGGCCATGCAAAAGGTGTCTTTCATGTCGTTTCCTCCTTTCGTCTCATTTTCGTTTTAATCGTCTCAAAGCGGTGTGCCGTGAGACGATCAGCCCACCCACCGGCTCTTGTTGGGCCGGGTATCCACATGCACCCAGCCCTTGGCGCGGCCCGCCTTGACGGGGTAGCGGCCAACGCCGCCCCAGGCGGGCATCAGACTCTCGGCGTAGGCGGCCACGTCCTCGACGCTGACGCCCTGCACCTGGATGTCAGCCGCCCGGCCCAGCAGGTGCTGGCTGGATTTTGCACCACCCACAGCGGTGTTGTGGGTGGCCGTGCGGTAGCCGCTGGTGATGACCACCGCCTTGCCAAAGTGCTCCCGGATGGCCTGCAGCAGCACCGTGAGGGCCTCGTCCACCATGATGGTGTCGGAGCCGTCCCGGCACCGGAACTCTCGCACCTTAAAGGCCGGGGCCAGGCTCTTGTTTCCGTTTTTGGTCAGACTGTATTCCTTAATGGCCATAGGTTCACCCTCCTAATACGTTTCCCTCTCCGTCCACCAGCACCTCCTGCGGCAGCACCAGGGCTGGGCGGTAGCTGTAACTAGACTTCGCGCTTATACTTTTGAACGCTCCATCTGCGGTAACATACGCCGCCTTACTCGGGGTCCATCCACCGCCCGTAGGTGTCCGGGTCCAGTAAGGCCGGGACCATTTTCTTCTAGCTGTTGCCTCGGTGCGAAAGTAGCTCAGCGCCGCACCCTCTTTATATGCGTTGTTCAGGGATCCATTCAGTTCCGTGATGCTGAGCGGAAAGACCTTTGTTGCCAGGCCATCCGCCCCCTCTCTCCGGTCCTCCTCCATAGGAAAACTTTCGGTGCCCATATAGGGGATTCGCACCTTCTTGATCAGCGGCTTGATATCCGCTTTGATCATCCTGAAAAATGTGTCTTCCAGGTATATTTGTGAATCGGAATTCGCGTACCCGGTACCGCTGGATTTATAAGACCCCGTGAACCTTGCAGAGTTGCACAGCAGCCACGTTCCAAAGCAGCTTGCGTCGTACATATCGCCCGGTAGGCCCTGATGCACGATGATCCACTCCGTCCGGATGTTGTTTACATTGAAGTACACCTTTCCGCCCACCGCACGGTCCCCCAATGGTGTGCCCAGCTGATACCACAGTTCGGCAACGCCACGGGGGTCTCCCCAATAGGCCTTTTGCACAGCCTGGGCAAGACTAGCGCCGTCTCCCCAATACAGTTTGCCGATCTTTTCGGCCACGCTGTTGGCACCCACATAGCCGCTCATGGAGCCACCACCTCCTCGTCAGGCACAGGCTCCTCGGTCTCCGGCTCCGGCAGGTGGATGTCCGTGTCATTGATCACCTCGTCAGAGCTGGCTGCACTGGCCGTGCTGGCCGCACTGTACACCAGGTACACCGTGCCGCTCTCCAGCTTGCTGCTGCCGGGGATCAGGTCCTCCGTCCCGGCTGTGATTTTTGTGGGCGTAAAGCCAAGCACCCGGGTGATGTCCTCCTTGGTCAGGGTATACTGCTCCGCCAGGGTCAGCACCTGCTTCTGGCCGTTCCCCTTCTCCATGGTCAGGGTGTTCCCCTGCACCTGGGCTCCCTTCAGGTACTCGTCGCTGCCTGCCTTCACGGCCCCCACGTCGGCAGCCTCCAGCTTTCCGGCCTTCCCGGTGCCGCCGTGTTCTGTACCCAGCACCCCTGTCATGGCCGGCAGGCTGGTGGTGTCCTGGGTGGTAAAGGTCCGTTTGCTGCCGTCTCCCAGTTCCACCGTCAGGATCTTTCCTGCCAGGGTCAGACTTTTCACCACCTGGTCACTGTCCTGGGGCACTGCTCCCAGGTCCTGGGCCGTCAGGATCACCACGCCTCCCTTGCCGTTGACGCTCACCACCTTCCCGGTCTCCGGTGCCGCCAGCTCTGCCCGGTGGGCTGCTGCCTCTGCCCTCGCTGCCGAATTTTCAGAGTTTTCAGCCCCTGCCGTTGCCGTCCGGGCCGCCGTCTCTGCCTGGCCCTTGGCATTCACCGCCCGGGTTGCTGCGGTGGCCGCCGTCTCGGCGTTGGCCTTTGCGCTGGCTGCGGCCTGCTGTGCCGTGTTGGAGTATTCCAGCACCCGGGCCACAAAGGTCTCGTACTGGGTGGGGCTGATTTCCACGTCTCCGTCGGTGTTCAGAGTGCTGTAGCACTCGTACTTGGTGGGCTTTGTCAGGGCCCGGTAACCGTCCGCACCCAGGGCCAGCAGCATCCACTGGCCGCCGGGGCTGGCCGTCAGGGTCTTGTCCACCGCCACGCTGTCTTCGTCGTCCAGCAGCACCGGTGCGGGCAGGGTGCCGTCCAGCCACTGCACATGCAGCGTCACGCTCAGGCCCTGCCATTCTGCCGGCAGCTCAAATTCCAGCTTTTCCACCCCGGCGCTGCTCTGGCCGCCCACCTTCAGCACCCGCACGTCCGGGGCAAACTCCGCCCCGGCAAAACTGCGCTTCAAGATCTTCACACGCATTCGCGTCTCCTCCTTTCGCCCTTCCAGTCTACCGCGCTCCGCTGCACAAAAAACCTGCGGACTTTCTGCCAAAGCAAGAGCACCCCGGCAGCCATTTCCGGCCGCCGGGGTGCTCTTGCTTATCTCAGATCTGCGTAGGGGTCATTTACCGTGGTGGTCTGCGCCTTTTCGGCGTTCTTCAGCCAGGCAGCAAAGGTTTTCTGCTCGTACAGGGCGTTCCCGTCCCCATCGGTCAGGGCCAGCAGCATCTCCTCCAGCTTCTGCCGGTCGTACTCACTGCCGGCCAGATATTCCGGCTTGCACACTTCCGTGATCTTGCTCTTCAGGTTCGTCACACTCTTTCCGGCCCGCAGCAGCCGGTCAAGCTCTTCCTGCACATCCTGTGCCCGGCCGCTGTCCACGGCCGCCACCAGGTCGTCGGTCACGCTGTTGTTGTCGCCCTTCAAAAGGTCGTCTGCCAGTCCATTGATCGCGCCCTTCGTGCTCCCGTCTCCGGTCACCATGTCGATTACCGCCTCGCGCTTTGCCGCGTCCACCTTTGCCTTCTGGTCGATGCCCATGATCTCGTACACGTTCTGCACGATCTGCCGCGTCAGCTGCTCCCGCCGCTCTGTGTCGCCGCTGTTCTGTGCCTTTGCCGCTTCCAGCACATCCGGGTCATACTTCTTCAGCCGTTCTTTCAGTTCGCTGTAGATTTTGTCCTTCTTTCCCATCGCCGTCAGCTTCTCCATGGCCGCCTGCGCCTCGTCCGCGTCGCCGCTGGCATAGGCATCATACAGCCGGTCGTACTGTCCGGTTGCGCTGGCAGGCAGGCTGCTGAAGGTAAATTTCCCGCCGCTGGCCACGTTCTCCGCGTCCTGCACGTAGCCCTTGAAGGCTTCCAGGATCTTCCGCCCGTTGCCAAAGGGCACACCGGCAATTTCCAGCCCGTCCTCCATCAGGGTCCAGGCGTATTTCAGCACCTTTCCGTGGTGCGCGGCCAGCTTTTCCTCGTCCATGTCCGAGGTGTCCTTTCTCCATTCTTTGTAAAATTTGGCTGCATCCCCGGCCAGATCGTTCACGGCGCTGATGTTCGTAGCGCTCACCACATCATAATCCTTGCCGTTCAGGGCGTTGTCCACCAGGCTGTACACCTCGCTGCCAAACAAAAAGTTTCCGGCCGCGCTCTCGGTAAACAACCCGGTAAAACGGCTCAGCAGGCTTTTCAGGGTCACGTCCCCGTTTTCGTCCTGCTCCCGGTCCCACCGGTGCAGCAAAAAGTCCGCGCCGATCTTCATCAGGGCAAACACCGCCGTCTGCGCCACCTGGCTGCCGGCAGCTCGCTGCAGCTGCTTGCCGGCCCGCTGCAGCTCTGCCTGGGTCTCTTCGGTCTGGCCCTGCTCATACCGCGCCTTCTGGGCGTTGTAATCCATCACGGCGTCAGCCAGGATGCCGTAGTTCTGGAACCGCTGGGTGGTAAACATGGTAAAGGTCTTTACAAACTCGTCCGGGTTGCGCTGGATGCCTGCCCGCTGCATCACGGTATAGTTGGGCTGGGTCTGCTCGATCACCTTCTGGTACATCCGGTTCACGGCCTGCCAGTAGTCCTCGCTGCCCTCCTTGGCGGCTTCCTCGGCAAACTCCCCGGGGTGGTTCTTCACATAGGCCTTGCTGCCCTCCCACAGCGCCGCCACCGTCACCTCGTCCACGCCGTTGATCCACCCGGTCAGGGCTTTCGGCAGCTTGTCCATGGCCTTTTCTGCCGGTGTGAGGCCTTTGCCAATGCTGGCCAGTTCGCCCCGCTGGCTGCCGCGCTTGCGCCACTCCAGCAGCACGTCCCCGTGTTCCGTGATCTCCGTCTCCAGCGCCGCCCGCTGCTTGGTAGAAAAGTTTTTCACAAACGGCACCACCGACGCCATGGTGTCGCTGCCCAGCACGGCCGCCGCCGTGGGCAGACTGGCTGCCTGCGCAATGGCCACGCCCGGGTTCAAAGTCAGGATCGCCCCGGCGTAGTTGCCCCGCAGCCGGGCTGCCATCCGGCTCACGCCGTTGTCCCGCTTGCGCTGGGTGGTCTGCAGGTCGGTCAGCAGGTCGTTGATGTACTCCACCGCGCTGCGGCCCCACTGCTCCTTGATGATGCCGTTTTTCAGGTTGTACACGCCATCTTTTGTTTCCACGTTGCTGTTCAGCACCTTCTGCACGTCCCGGATGGGCAGTGCCAGGCCCGCATAAGCCGCCGTGTCCCGGATGCTGCGCTGCACCACATTGTTGCACTCTTCCAGCAAAATGGGCTGCACGGCTTTCTTGACACGGTTCTTCAAAAAGCCCCGGCCCTCAATGGTGGCGTCAAGGTTCAGCCCCTCGATCTGGGTCGCCAGGGCGCTCTTGTCCACCGCAATGGGGTAGTAGTTTTTCACCCCCGCCCGGTTATAGCCCAGCAGCTGCATGCTGGTCTCGTTGATCAGGTTTGTGGTGTACTGGTTGAACAGTTCCTGCATGTCCGCGATCCACGCCCGGTCGTAGTCGGTCAGGGCGTTTTCCACCGTCTGCAGCACCGTGTCCACCATCGGGGTGCCGTCGGCATTCTGCAAGCCGCCCAGGTGCACGGTCTGGCCCTCCTGGTAGGCCCGTTCAATGTTTCCTTTTGTGTACTGTTCCATGTTCGGCACCGTCAGGCCGCCGTTCAGCAGGTGCTGGCGGCTGTCCGCATTCTGCAGATGCATGTACAGGCTGCACAGCATGGCGTGGTTCAGCGGCACGCTGTTGCCCTTGGTGTCGGTCAGGCCGATGTCCACCGTCTCGGCCCCCGGCCCGGCAAAGGCGTCCATCTCTTTCAGGTGGGTCTTGCCCGTCACGTCCGCAAAGAGTTTCTCGCCCTTGATGGTGATCTCGCTCTGCCGGCGCTGGCCGTCGTTCAGCATCCTTGCCAGCTTCTCCATCTGGCCGTTCTTTGCGTAGCCGCCCAGCATGCGGAACACCCGCTCGCCGCCCAGCATGTCCAGCTGGTACTTGGTCAGCGTGTTCCGCAGCCCGTCAAACCGCCCGCCGGGGCGGTTGCCCTTGCTGGTCTTTACTTCGTAGGCGGCCGCGTCCGCAATGGCGCTCACTTCCTCGGCCTTGGCCAGGCTCAGGGTCTTGTTTTCGGTGCGGATCACATGCAGCGTGCTGCTGGTAATGGCTTTCAGTAGCCGCAGCTGGTCCACTGTCATGGGCAGGCTGACACGGTTCTCCGTGTCCCGGATGCGCGCTTTCAGCCGGTCCTGCAATGCCCTTGCCTTCTCACTGTCCGGCAGGGCTTCCGCCTGGGCCAGCTGCTCGTGCAGCTTGTCCAGCCGGGCGTTCTTCGCAGCTGTCAGGTCCTCCCGCAGCGTCTGGATCAGTTCCGGCACCTTGCTCTGCTTCCAGTCCTCGGTCATGGCGTTGGGGGCTCCCTCGCTGCCCATGCTGGCCGTAATGCTGTCCTGCAGCCTCGTCAGCTGGTTCACAGCCTTGCTGTTCAGGGTCACCAGGTTCGCCAGCTTGGCCACCTCGGCCGCCTCCACGATCAGCCCCTTCTGCACATACTTGCCCTGCTGGGGCCGCAGCACCATCTGGTTCAGCTGGGCCGCGTTCGCCCGGATGCTCCGTTTCAGCTCGTCCGCCTTCCGGGCGTCCCGGGCCCGCTGCACCCGGTTCTCGGCTACTTTCTTCGCAATGGCAATGTCCTCGTCCCGCTGCTGGCGGGCCACTTCCAGCGCAATGGCGTTCCGCTCCGTCTGCTTCTGGTACCACTCCGCAGCTTTCTGTTGGTTCATCAGTTCCCAGTCCTGGATCTCCCTGTCCTGGATCATCAGCGAGCGCTCCGCCCGGTCGGCCCGGCGCTGCTCCTGCTTCACCTGGTCGGCCAGGTAGTCGTTTTCTTCCCGCAGCTCGCCCATGCGTTCCTTGTACCACAGCTTTGCCGCGTTCATGTCTTCCTGCCGCTGGGCTTTCAGCCGCTGCTCCTGCTGCTTCAGCTGCCGGCGGAACTCCTCCCGCTGGTAGGTGATGTACTCGTTCACGTCGCCCAGGTTGGTAAAGGTCTTTCCGTCGATCTTCACAGCGCTCCGGGCCTCGGTGCGCTGGTTGGCGGCCAGTCGGCGGGCAAACTCCTGCCGCTGCACTTTCTGGACACCCTGCATGCCCTTCTCCACCTCGGCGGCCCTTGCCTCGTCTCCGGCCGCCGCCTTGGCCATCTGCAGCGCCTGCTTCTGCATGCCCTCAAAAATAGCCTGGGCGTCGGTCATCTCGGGCACGTTCATAATGTCCTCGATCATCCGCCCGGCCAGCTCCACCCGGGCGTCCTCGTACTCGGCCTCGTCCGCAAAGCGGCTGCGCATCTCCGGCTTGATGTTGTCATGCAGATTCATCAGCACGTCCAGCCACTCGGTGCTCTCCATGCTCATGACACCCTCCACACCGGCCTGCTTGGCCGCCGCTTTCCACAGCGCCCGCGCACCGTCCTGGATGCCGCCCACGGCCCGGGTGTCGTTCACAATGCTCTCGTACTGCTCCGCCGGGTTTCCGTCCCGCACGCCGTCGGCCTGCCGCAGGGCCACACCGTGGCTGCGGGCCTCGGCCACCGCCGCGCTCCAGTTGCCGTACCGCTTCACCAGCTCCGCCTTGGCCTTGCCGGTCTTGTTCACGGTGTACTCCAGCCGGTGCAGCTCCGGGTATTCGTCCCACAGCTCACTGTTGCGGTAGGTCGCCCCGTCCAGCACCTCGCCCGCCAGCGTCTCGGCCAGCGCCTGGGCCTTTGTCATGTCCGCGCCGTCCGCTTTCAGGTAGTCCACCAGCACCCGGGTCTCGTTGGCCAGCTTTGCCCGGTCGGCCCGGCTGGCGTTGGCTTTCGTCCACCGCGCCGCCAGCCCGTCCAGGCTGTCCTGGCTCACCTTCACGCCTCTCGTCACCCCAAAGAACTGGCTCAGGGTGTCCAGTGCCGCCGCCGTGTTCGCAATATCCCGGCTCGCCTGCCGCTGGTCGTTCTTCTTTGCCTCCCGGCTGGCCTGCTCCGCCAGCTGGAAACGGAACTTTGCAAGGCTGCTTTCCTGCGCCAGCTCTCTGGTCTTGTAGTATTCCCGGATCTCCCGCACCACCTTGTCCGCATCCACACGCCCGCTGTATTCCTTGCTGGCGGCAACCCTGCCGTCTGCTGTGGAGATGTCCAGCGTGAACTGCCCGCGCTCGCCGCTCAGCTGCTCGGCCATTTTCCGGATCTGTTCCAGCTGCTGCGCCGTGGGGGCCGTGTCCGCCGAAATGTCCACGCCCGGTGCCTCGGCCATCACACGCACATTGCCGTCCAGCAAAAACTCATTCAGAGCTTCCGTGCCGTTCTTCACTTCCGCCGGGCCGAACACCTCCAGAATTTCCCGGTGGTCGGTGTCCCGGCTACGGTCATTCTGGGCAAAGTCCAGCATCTGGCCGTCCGGCAGAATGTACCCTGCCCGCCGGAATTCTTCCGTCACGCCGAACTGCTCCTTCGCCAACATCCGCCGGTACTCCGCATTGCCGCCGTACGCTTTGGCTCTGGCATTGTAGGCGTTCTGTGCATCCTTGGCCTGGGCGTCCTTCCGCTGCTGCAGACGCCCATTGGCTGCTTTCATCTGCTCCGTCAGGGCGCTGTCCCGCTCTTCCAGCGCGGCCAGGCGGCTGTTGTACTCCTTGCGCTTTGCAAGGTAGTCCTGGTATTCTGCGCTGTCCCGGTAGGCCTTGCCCTCTGCGGAAAAAACGCCCAGCGCCTTTTTCTTTGCCTCGATCCGCTGCACTTCGGCACTGTTCAGCCATGCACTGCGTTCTTCCTTCAGGGCACTGCGCTGCTTGGTCAGCTGCCGCTGTTCGGTGCGCAGCTTTGCCAGCTCATCCTGCTCCGCCAGCTGATAGCGCACATTTTTCTGCACAGCTGCATTGTTTTCCTTGCTTTTGGCAGAGGTTTGTGCTATAGTAGTGTCAGAAGATACTTCCTGAGCATCCGCAAGGGTGCTCCGCACAGCTTTCGGGAGCTGTGTGGGAGTATCTTCTTTTTTTGTCATATTTCCCTCAGTGTCAAACGTCACATAGCTTCCATCTGTCCAGCATACCTCATGAACATAGAAATTCTTCATGCCATTCTGCCGGGTGTATTCTCTTACAATCACGCCTTCATGCAGCTTTGTTCCGTCAATTTCGACGGGCGCTGCAAAGACATAAGTATCATACCCTCGTCCCTGCCAGTTTTGCTCATACCCGATTTGCTTTCCTTTTTGAATTACTTCGGGGACTGCAGCAACCGCAACCTGTTTTGCTTTGCTGTTCCCATGCTGCACCGTTGCACGTGCACCGCTCTTTGTCAACTCCACCGTTCCGAAGTTTTCACGAATCACTTTGTTTCCTATAGAATCAAAGAATTCTTCAACATTGGAAATGTTTTCGTTTCGCGTTTTTCCGAAAGATACCTCTGTTCCTTCGATTGTCGCCACCGGTTTCATTTCTTCCAATTCGTCCAGATGGCCGTTCATCTGCTCCACCAGAGAATCTTTTCCCTCGTGCAGCTGGAACCGCACCCCCTGCGCCGCACCCTCACTCTTGAGGGCTGCGGCGTTTTCTTTTGCCGCCCGCAGGTTGTCCATGGCCTTTTCCGCATGGGCAAAATAGGCGTCCTGCAGGGCCCGTTTTTCCGCCTCGGCCAAACGCTGGGCTTTCAGGGCCGCCCGGTTCTCCGGGTCAAGGGTCAGCGCTTCCTTTGCCCGGCTGATGATGCCGTTCAGCATCTCCTTCACGGCGGTCATCACCTTGTGGATGGTGCCTGCCTTGCCGGCGTTCTTCTCCGCCTGCGCCCGCTGGAATTCGGCCCACCGGGTCACGCTCTCGGCACTGTCAAAAATGCCGCGCCAGCTGTCCGCCACCAGTTCCTCAGCAGCCTGCTCATAGGTCAGGCCCTGGGCGGCATAGTCCTTCACCTTGTCCCGGATCAGCTCGTCCACGTTCTCAAAGCCCTCGCTCTTCGCCAGGTACTCCAGCGCCGTGTTCTGCACCGCCTTGGCACCCTCGGCATCCAGAGCGTTGTACCAGTGGTAGTCCTCGTGCAGCACCGTGCCAAACACGTCTCCGTTCCGGTCGCCAAAAAAGATGCGGCCCGTCTCGGTGTCCACATAGGCTTTCACCCGCTCGCTGGGGCTTCCGTCCGGGCCCAGCAGCACGCTCTTCAAAATGGCGTCCGTGCCGGTTCCCGCCGCGTTCAGCCGGATCACCTGGGCTGCCACATCGTCCGCCGCGCGGTCGCTGCCCTTCCAGATCACCCGGCCCTCGCCTTTCGTGCTCTGGTCGGTCAGGGCACCGCCCAGGGCCCCGCGCTCCACCGTGCCGGCTTCCACTTCGCCCTGCCCCTGCAAAAAGGCCGCCCGCAGTGCCTGCTCTCCGCCGGGCTGCTGCAGTACATAGTTCGTGTTCAGGGCAAGGTTGTTCATGCTGCCCGCCAGCTCCAGCGCCTTGTCAAAGGTTTTCACCCCGTCCATCTGGCCCATGCGGTACATGCTGCTGGCCGCCGCCGTGTAGTGTTCCAGGTCAGCAACGCTGTCCGGCACCATCCGGCTGATGGTCTCCGCCGCGCCCTTGCTCACCTTCCAGTCCGTCAGGGTCCGCTGCACGGCCCGCTGCTTCTCAGTCAGGGTCTGCTGGCGCAGCCCCACCGTCCGCCGCAGGCCGTCCGGTGCTTCCCGGCTCTGCTGTGTCGTCTCCTGTGCTTCCTGCTGCGCAGCGGCCCGGCTTTCCGCCTGCGCCTGCTGGTACAGCTGTTCCGGGTCAAACAGCATAGTCCTGGGGTTTTCCGGGTCTACCGTCCGCACCGCTTCCGTGCCGTCCGCAAAGCGCACCGTCATGGTGTCGTTGCTCATGCTCACGCTGTAGCCCTGCCCGCTTTCCACGGTTTCCCCGGCCTTTTCCACGGCACCCTGGCCCGGATCAGCGGCAGGGTTCTCTGCCCGCGCCGCATTGTTCCCGACATTTGTGTCGGGAACTTCCGCTGCCTGCTGCTGTGTCTGCTGGGCAAGCGTGCGCAGGGCTTTCCGGGTCTCGCTGGCCGTGGCAGGCAGCTCCATGCCGTACTCCTCCGCAAAGGCCGCGCGGTTCGCCGCATTGGCTGCATTCGGGGTAAACAGGTTGATGGTCTTGCCCGTCAGGTTGTCCGCCTGCAGGGCGGCCGCCAGCTGCTGCACCGCCGGGTTCTCGCTGCGCACCGCTGGGGCTGCATCCTTCCGGGCAGTCGTTTCCGCAGCGTCAGTGTTGCCCGTCTGCTGCATGGCGGCGGCCTGGTCTGCCTGCTGCCGTGCAGCTTCTCCCGGCTCCATGGCCCGCTCTTCCAGTGCCCGCTGCGCCGCCGCGGCATCCGCCGCCCGGCTCTCGGTGTCCACCTGCACCGGGGCAGCCGTTTCGGTTCCGGCCCGGGCGTCCAGCGTCCGGCTCATGGCACCCAGCCCCGTGCCCACGGCACCGCCCAGGGCACCGGAGGCACCACCCGTCAGGCCGCTCTGCAGCGCCTGCAAAAAGGTGTCGCTCTGCAGCAGCTCGTCGGCGGCCTGCTGGTCGCCGCCCAGCGTGGCATCAATGATCTTGTCCGCATAGGTCTCCACAAAGGCCTGTACCGCATTGTCCACGCCGCCGGAGATCGTGTTGGCGGCCAACTGGCTGTTGCCCAGCCCGCTCACCAGCTTCGAGCTGCGCACAAGATCGGCCAGCTTTCCGGCCACCGTGTCCCGGGCATAGTCCACGCCCATGCTGCGGGCCATGTCCGCCACGCCCACGCTGTTGATGGCCCAGCCTGCGCCAAACTTTGCAAGGCCCACGCCCACAGCCTGGCCGGCACTGGTGCCCTTCTCCACGTCCTGGCCCATGCTCTCGGCCGCGCCCTGGGCGCTCAGCACCGGCAGCACCAGGTAGGGGCTCACGCCCGCAACAGCCAGGTTTTCCGCTGCGCTGGTGGCAACGCCCATGGCGGTTTTGGCCGCCGGGCTCATGCCCGCCTGGGCCGCTTCCGTGCGCTGCTGGCCGTAGTGGTACAGCTGGTAGCCAAGGCTCGTGTCTTTATCCAGCGCCGTTTTCTGCACCGTCCCGGCAATGCGGCTGCGCATTTCGTCGATCTCGCTCTGGCTGTAGCCCATGTCGCGCAGATCCTCGTCGGTGTACTGGGGGTTATAGTCCATGTCCACCGCCGTGATCCGGTCTTTCAGTTCCTTGCCACGGGCATCGCCTTCCAGTTCCTTGTCCAGTGCCGCCTCGTTTTTCTGGGTAGCCCGGATGTCCTTCACGCCCTGGGTGGTCATCTCGCCCGCCATGGGCACCGCCGACGCCACCGTGGCTGCAATGCCCTTCGTGGTGTCCGCCGTGCGGCGCACCGCCCGGTCAGTCACCGGCAAGGCGTCATATTCCCGGATGTATGCCCGGGCCTCGTTGATCTCCTGGGCCGTGTACCCCATCTTCAAAAGGTCTCCGGGGCTGTACCGTTGCTTTGTACCGGTTACCTGCACGGCCTGCTCCGGGGCAACGCCCTTGTCCTCCTGAGTGGTGTACTCCTTCTGCCGCAGCAGGTCCACCACCTCCCGGTGCCGGGGGTCGGCATCCATCCACTGGTTCAGCTCGTCAAAGCGGTCGGTCTGCCGGTCCTTGGCAAGGGCGTTTCCCACCTTCTGCGCCGCCTTGGCGTAGCTGCCGTAGGTGCCCTGCGCAATGGCCCGCTGTTTCGGGGCGTTGTCGCTGCCAACATAGTTCCAGCCCGGTTCGTAGTCCTCCTGCCGGTCCGTGGCCACCGGGCTGCCCGTGTTGCTGGCCATATCCGCCAGCACCTGCTTGCCCAGCGTGTCCGCGCTCACCGTGCCAAGCACCTGCCGCGTGCCGCCGGTCCAGGCCGGGGTGCTGGCCGTCGTCTGCAGGCGGCTGGTGCTGGCGGGGGCAGCCGTCATCTGGCTGCGGATCTGCGCCACCTGGGCCACGCTCAGGCCCGTGCCGGCGCTCTTGGCTGCCGGTGCCGCCGGTGTGGTCTTGGCCGTCTGGGTCGTCGTCGTCTTCTTCTGGGCTGCGGTTTTTGCGGCGTCATTCGCTTTAATCTGCTCCCGCATCTGGCGCACCTGTTCTACACTCAGGCTCATGTTGCTCCTCCTTTACCATCCCATAGTCTGCGACACCTGACTGATGGTGCTGTCGCTGTAATTTTTCCGGATCAGATACTCGGTGATCTGGGCCATGTCATAGCCATTGTTTGCCATCTGCTGTGCTTCTCGCAGCGCCGTATTGTAATTGCCGCCTTTCGGGCTGGCCATGCTCACCGACGCCCCCGCCACGCCGTCCACCGTGCCGCTGGTGCTCCACGGCGTTTTGGTGGTCGCTGCCGGCAGCTTGCTGGTCGTGGTTCCCGCCTTTCCCGCTCCGGTTCCTCCCGCCGCGCTCTGGGTGCTGGCCTTGGTGCCGGTGTCTGCCTTGATCCATCCCGCATTGGTCAGGGTCCGCTTGTAAAAGTCGTACAGGGGCTCGGTGCCCTTCATGCTGGAAAATTTGTTTGCCATCTGCTGCAGCTGGCTGGTCGTGTAGCCGCCGCTCTTGCTTCCCGAGCTGCTCCCACCGCTTCTCGTGCTTCCGGTGCCCGTGGTCTTGTACCGCTGCTGCAGTCCCAGCAGCGCCTGCTGGTATGCAAGGTTCGAGCTGTTCAGCCGCCCGGCAATGGTGCCGTAGCTGTCCGTGCTGTCCCCGCTCAGTCCTGCCATCTGCAGGTAATTCTTTGCTGCCGTGTCGTTGCCGCTGCCCGCCAGGCTTGCGCCCTGCAGCAGGGCCGCCATCTTGTCCTTCTGGGTATCGCTCATGCCCTCCCAGGCGTCCAGCATCGTGCTGTCCAGTCCGTACTTGGTCAGGGTCTGGGCTGCCAGGTCATCAAAGCCCGCCTGCTTAAAGGCCTGCGCCTGTTCCATGGCGCTGATCTGGTCGCTCAGCTGGGTGCGCTGCAGGCTGTCCGCATACTGCTGCTTCTGTAGTTCAAACTCCTTGTCCCACTGGTAATAGCCCTGGTAGGCATCGTACCCGGTCTTCACCGCGTTGCCCACGCCCTTCACAACGTTCCACACATTGTTCCAGAAGTCGCTGTTCTCCTGCCGTGCCGTGTCCACCCGGCCGCTCAGGTAGTCCCGCCAGTTCTGGGCATTGCTCACGCTGCCGTCATACTCGCTGCGTTCCAGGCTCTGCTGGCCCAGCAGGTCGTCCAGCACACTGCCCGTGTCACTCAGCTTCTGCTTCCAGTTCTGCAAGGCGTCTGCCCGCAGGCTGCTCAGGCTGTTGTCCACGCCTGCGATCTGCTCCCCTGCCGCCTGGTTCGCCGCGGTCTTGGCCCAGTCCGCACCGTACCCGCCCGCCAGGGTATTGGCCGTGCCGGCAGCGGCTGCCGCGCCGTTCTGGGCGTTGGCCACGCTGTTGGCCCGGTACTGCTGGTAGGCAGCGTTCAGGGCGTCCGTGTCCACGCCGGTGCTGCCGGTCAGGCTGGCATCCGCCAGCTGCACCAGCTTCTGGTTGATGCTGTCCGTGTAGTTGTTCTGGTAGGCCCTCGGCATAGCCTGTTCGGCCTGGGCCAGCTTCTTCTTTGCCGTGTTCAGTCTCGCAATGGTTCCCATGGTGTCCCCTCCTTACACAAAAAAGAACGGTAAGATCTGCGCCGCCAGCTGCACCGCGCTCAGAATGCCGTTCAGCCACCGGCTGGTGCGCTGGCTGCTCTCGCTGCTGGCCTTGTCGTACTCGTTCTGGCGGTACTGCAGCCCGGTGCGCTTGGCCGTGTACTCGCTGCGGCTCTGGTCCTGCAGGCTGTTCAGCACGTTGTCCAGGTTGTTCATGGTGGCCGTGTAGGCGTTCTGGCCCGCCTGGGTGCCGTAGCTGCTGCCATAACCGCCGGTCTGGGCGGCGGCATTGGCCTGTGCATTCTGGTTCGCCAGCTTGGCCGAGCGGGTGTACTGGCTCTTGTACTGCTGGTAGGCCGTGTCGGCGTCCGGGTCGTAGTCAAACTCTTTCATGCCGTCCAGCTGGCCCATCACGTCCTTGATCTTCGGCTGGTACTGGCTCACATAGTCCGCCGGGCGGGTCTTTTCGTAGTTCTCCAGTTCCGTCCGGGCATTGCTCAGTCTGCTCATTCCGTCTCCCCCTTACTGCTCAAAAAATTCTCGCTCATGTTCTCGCTGTCCAGGTTGGTCAGCACGTAGCCCAGCTGTTCCTGCAGCTGGTACAGGTAGTTGCGCAGCGCCCGGGCGTCCTCCGGGTCCATGCTGCTGCCAAAGCTGGGCAGGCTGATGCCGTTCAGCCCCGCTAAACTCGCCATGTTCATCCCTCACTTTCTCGGCCCGGCCCCGGTCACCCGGCTGCCGGTGGTGCCTGCCAGCGTAAAGACCATGCTCCGCAAAGCGATCTGCCCCGTGCCGCTCAGCTTCAGCCGCATGGTGTCGTGCCGGCGCGGCTCAAAGGGCAGGTTCAGCCGGGCATGGTCTCCCGTGGCGGCCGCCGTGCGCAGGGTCTCCCAGGGTCCGCCGTCGTAGCTCGCCGCCAGCGTCACCACACTGTGGGTCTGGGCGTCCAGCCGCAGGGTGATCCGGCTGATGTATTTGTCATCCGTCTCGGTCAGTCCAATGTCTCCGCTCACCGCTTCAAACTGCAGCGCCGCCTCGGCTTCCCCTTCTGTTTCCCGGTCGGGGTCTGCCGCCCACAGGGCCCGGCCGTCCCACAGGTACAGCTGCCGGCCGGTGCTGGCCATCTCGTAACCCACGGCGCTCTCCTCGTGCCACAGGCCCCGCTCCGTGTCGTACACCTGCGCCGCCCGGCGCTGTCCCCCTGGCGGCGCAGGTACAGGTAATACCGCGCGTCCAGGCTTCCGGCCGCGCACCACGCGGCCCCCGTCAGCTTCCCGGTGTCCAGCGCGCCGGACACCTTGCTGGGCAGGCTGCCGTCCCATGCCATCACCCCGCCGGGCGAAAGGTAATACAGCGTCTCGTTCAGCACGCACAGGCTGTGGGCGGCGTTGGCTGCCACGCCCCGGCACCGCACACTGGAAAGCTGGTAGTCGCTGGGTTTGGAGCCGTACAGCTTGTGGATGCAGTTCTCTTTGAAGAACAGCACATACCCCATGCAGCTGGCCGCGCCGGTAAAAGTGCCGTCGCTGCCCACGCTCACGGCGTAGCTGTCCGCTGCAATGCCCCGGTAACTGTACCAGTTGGTGGGGTCGCCCAGGCGGCAGGCGTAAATGGTGTTTTCCTTCTTGCTGCAGCCCCACACCCGGTTGCCCTGCTCCGTCACAAAGTCCAGATCCGGCACCCGCCGCTCCAGCGTGATGCTCACGGCCAGGCCCTCGTTCTCGGTGCGCGCCCCGTCCAGGCTGCGCCAGCTGGTGCCCGTGGCCGTCACCGTCCAGCTGCCATAGTACCGGCTGCTGTCCTGGGCTGGGGTCAGGCTGGCCACAAGGTCGTCTCCTTCCAGCGCCTGCACCACGATCTCCCCGTTCAGGTCTGCCGCCAGCGCGTCACACACCGCCTGCGGCATGCCGGTCAGGGTCACCGTGTCGCCCTCCTTCAGCAGGCTCCCGATTCCCGGGCAGGTCATGCGCACCGTGTTCACCAGCACCTGCACCCACTTGCCGCTCTTGGCGCTCCACTTTTCCAGCACGCTCTCATAGTCGTACAGGTTCTTCGGGTCGCCCTTCAAAAACAGCTGCCCGTCCTCCGGGCTCTCCGGCTCCGTGTCGCCTGCACCGGCCACCTCGTACATCTTGCCCTCCGTGTCGCAGGGGCACACGGTCATTTTGCGGTCGCCCAGCTCCCACTTTGCCCCCAGCGTTTCCAGCTGGCCGGTCTCGGTGTCAAAGGCCAGCTTGTCCGGCCAGATCAGCACCTTGCTGCCCATGCCGGCCAGCGCCTTGCGGTCGTCCGTCAGCACATTCTCCAGCGTCACCGCCGCCGTGCGGCCCGCCTGCCCGTCCGGTGCGTATTCCAGCCCCGTGCCCCGGCAGATCAGCAGCCCGTTCAGGTGGTACATGCCGTTCACCTTCTCCACGTCCCGCACCTTTTTGCGCAGCGCCCGGGTCTGCAGCGCCGGAAATCCCCTGCCGGAAAAATTCAGCGCCGCCGAGAGCTCCGCCTCGCTGCAGCTGTAGGTCTCGTTGATGCCCCCAAAGGCCCGCAACAGCTGCCGGCTACCGGTCAGCTGGTTCAGGTTCGTCCCGTCGATCATCTCTCAATACCTCCACTGCACCCCGCCCGCCGGGGGGTATTTCTGCCGCATCCAGGCTGCAAACTCCTGGCAGTAGTCACTGTACATCTGCAGCTCGTTCACCGCCCGGGCCGTCTCGCCCAGGGCCAGGTCCATCTGGGCGCACAGCCAGTGCTGGTACAGTGCGCTGAAGGCATCCGGTGCCAGCAGCTGGGTGTCATACTCCAGCCCGTCCCCGGCCATGTCGGCGCCCACAGCGTCAAAATCGCCGCAGGCCGAGCGGTTCACCACCGTCTGCCGCAGCCGCGCATCGCACTGGCGCATCCACATCTGCTTCATCTCGTCCCCAAAGTCGTTGTTCGGCCGCATCTGGTCGCAAAGTTCTATCGCCTTTCCGGCTGTCATCGTTCCGCCTCCTTAGCAAAAACACCCGGCACAGCAAGTGCCTGCCGTACCGGGTGTATTCTTCTTTGATTCGTGGCTCCCCTTTCGGGGGAGCTCCGGCATCCGCGCCGCCCTTGGCGGACGGGGCCGGTGAGAGGGTTACAGCTTCTGCAGTGCCGGCACGTTCTGCGCCGCCGCCTGGGCCGCCTCGATCTTCGCGTTGGCCGCGTTGTCCATCTCCTCGCTGTGGCGCAGCACCTCGGCCACCGCCGCAGGCACCTCCACGTCCACACCGCGCTGGATCAGGTACGCCTCGCCGTTCACGCTCACAAAACGGGCGCTGGAGTAGCGGCCGTTGTCCTTGAACAGGTGGATCACCTCGGTGGCGGGCTTCTCCGCCTGCACGTCCTTGGTGTCCTGGGTGGCTGCTTCTGCAGCCTGCTGGGCGGTTTCTTTCTTCACTGCCATTTTGTGTTCATCCTCCGTTCCTCAGTTTGCCTTCGCCTTGGCGCTGTAGCGTGCGCTGCAGCTCTCAATGCGCACCATGTACTGCTCGCTGAGCCGCTCCGCCGTCTTCACGGCCTTCCAGCCCACAGAGGCACGCTGGTTCAGGGGGTCATCGCCGTAGCCCAGTTGCTTCACGATGTGCTGCAGGCCGCCGCCCTCCAGCTCGGTGGTGGCGTAGGCGTGGGCACCCAGCACCAGGGTGCCAAACACCGCAAGGCCGCTGGGGCAGCCGGTGCCCGTCCAGATCTTGGCCTCGCTGGTCTCCACAAACCGCACGTTGTTGATCTTGCCGATCTCGCCCTCAAAGATCTCCTCAGGGCTGGCGTACTTGTGGGCCTCCACCCAGTTGGGGTCCTTCTTGATGTCGTAGGCCGCATAGGGGTGGATGATGGCCACATAGCTGCCGCCAGCAGAGCCGATGGGGTCTGCGTTCTGCACCTTCAGCTGGGCCACCGCCTGGTCGATCAGGTCCACCGTCAGCTGAGCGGTGGCGTCCAGGCCTGCACGGCTGGTCACCGGGGTCTCTGCACCGCCTGTGCCGATCTTGGGGGCGTAGATCACGTTGGTGCCGCCGCACAGGATGTCCCGGACGATGGTGTCCATGGTGCGGCCGGACTGGCTGGCCAGCACGCTGGTGGCCTGCACCACGTTGTTGTCGATGGTGGTCATCTGCACCATGTCGGTCAGGGGCACCCAGCCGCCGTACTGGTGCACCTCAGCGGTCACCGTGGTCACGGTCAGGGCCTGGCCTTCCGGGGTCACGCCCTCGGTCAGGGGCGTGGTGGCCTTGGGCAGCGCGTCATACTTGCGGAACTCGATGGTCTTGCCGTTGTTGGCCGGGATCGGGTAGCTGTCGCCGAACTGGTCATGCACCAGCGCCGGCAGCGCCTGGTCGATGAGGCGGCGCTCGTAAAAGGTTTTCATCTCGGCGCTCATGCCGGAGCTGCCGGTGGTGTTCTGCAGCTGCTCGTGCGCATCCGCAAACAGCTGCAGGTTCAACTTCTTCCATTTCATGGTTTGGTCCTCCTTCAAAGGTTTATGTTCTCACACCCTCGTGTGGGAAGTCGTTACAGCGTGATCTTCTCGCCCCGGCGTGCCCTGCGTTCCAGGTCCTCCAGCTGGCGGCGACTCATGCTGGCCACGTCCACATGGGTGGTCACCGCGCCGCCGGGCCGGGTGCCGTTCTCGCCGGGCCGGCCGGCCCTCTGCTGGATGCGTGCCGCCACGCCCTGCTCCACCTTCTGGGCGGTCTGGGCCGTGGCCTGCTGCATGATGTGGTCAAAGTAGGCGGCCCGGTAAGCGTCCGGCAGGCTCACGCCCCGGCGCATCAGGTCGGCCACCTGCTCGTTGGCCAGCACCTCCTGCAGCTCAAAATCCGGGTACTGGGTCTTCAGCTGGGCGGCCTGGGCCTCCCACTGTGCCTGGATCTGGCTCACCCGCTGCTGGCGGGTCGCTTCCTGCTGCATGGCCTGCAGCTGCGCGTTGCGGGTGTTGCTGCGCTTCAGGTCGCTCTCCATCTTGTCCAGCTCCCGGGCCGTTTTCACGCTCACACCCCGCTGCTGGGCCAGGTCCTCGTAATATTTCTCGTCCTTCACGCGGCCGTTCTCCACCGCCTCGATCAGGCCGTCCATGTCATCGGTGTCCACGCCGTAGGCATTGGCCAGTGCCTGGGTCAGCCGCGCCACCTGCGGATTCTGCCGGATGTTCTCCGTGGCCTTATCAATGGCCCGCTGCATCATCTCCTGGAACACGTCGCTGTATTCGCCCTGCACCATCTCGCCAAAGGCTCTCCGGCGCTCCTCCGGGGTCTTTTCGGCCTTGGGCTCCTTGGCAGGTTCCTGGTGCTTCTCCGCTTCCGCCGGGTCACTCTCACTGCCAGAGGCCCCCTCCTTGAGGGGGTTGCCGCCCGCAGGCGGCTGGGGGAGTTTCTCCCCGCCTGCCGCCTTGCCCTTCAGCGCCCCGCTGCGCCGTGCCAGCCGCTCCTGCGCCGGCCGCAAAGCCGGTGCCTGCACCGCCGGGGCCGCAGCTTCCGCCGCACCGCCCTCTGCAGCACCTGCGCCGCCGTCTCCGCCTTCGGCAAATTTCTGCAGGTTCAGTGCCTTTTCCGGCGCATCGCAGCCGTCGCTGTCATCGTAAATGTACAACTCCACATGGTCCGGGTACTGCCCGGCCAGCTCGCTCAGCCCTTCCTCCACAAAGTCGTACCATGCAGCAACCATGATTCCGGTCATGCCGCCGCTGGGCTTTGCCTGCACCACAAAAGACTCACCGTGCTGCACGCAGCTGCTCTCCAGCTGCTTCTGCCGTGCAGCCTCCTCCACCTTGTTGGCCAGCGTCTGCAGCAGCACGCTCACTGCCGCACACACAATGTCCTGGCCTTTGGGTGCATAGTCTGCGTGGCCGCTTGCTGCTACACTATAGCCCTTGTCGGTCTGCATCATTTCCACTTTGATCACGCCGTTTTCCTCCTGTCGTTCCTGTTCCAATCGGAGAGTCGAGAAAAAAGCGTTAAGCGCAGCGGCTAGCTTTTTTCCGGTTCGACTTCTTCTTTGGGGTCTGAAAGGGGCGAGCAGCCCCTTTCTCGTGGGTCCAGCGCGTCGAAATCGCTGGCGCTTTTCTGGTTCTCTTTTGTGCGGCAAAAGAGAACGTCCTCCGTCATTCTTTGTTCGGGTTGTTCGCATCCATGGCCCGCTTGGCCGCCTGTGTCGAGAGACTGTTGTTCCCTTCGCCCACCGCAGCGCCCAGGCTGTTGGTGGTGCTGCGGGTCACATTGCTGCTGCCGCTGCCGCCACCCGTGCTGCCCGCCGCCTGCGCAGCCGCTCCTGCCGCCTCGCTCACGTTGGTGCCGTTCTGCTGGTCAATGATGGCCGCCATTTTCTGCATCTGCTGCGCCATCTGCTGGAGCTGCTGGTACAGCGTGCCGTTCTCGCTCACCCGCTGGCGCACCTTCTCAATGCCTTCAAAATCCATCATGTCCAGCGCCGCCAGGGCCGCGTCGGCGTTGGCAGGCGCAAAGAAGCCCATCTGGTAGCACTCTTTCGCCGTCTCGTTCTGAGAAAGACGGCTGAAGGTGCTCTTCTTGGCCGCGCTCACCGTGATGTCAAACACCGGCTCATGGTCGCCCAGCTGCACCCCTCCGATCTCGCCGCCCGGCACGGCCCGCAGCTGCGCCGCGCTGAAGGGGGTGTACTCGGTCTGCCCCGTCTCTCCGGTAACGCGGAACACCCGCTGCTCGTCGTAGAACTGGCGCATCAGCTCAATGATCAGGTAACACTCCTTCGCAAAGGAGCGGTACGCGCTTTTCAGCATGTCCCGGCTCAGCTTGCTGCCCGCTTCCTGCAGGGCCGCAATGGCGCTGGCCGCGGTCAGGCCGCTGGTAGTGCCGCCTTGACTCACGTCCCGGTTGCCGCTGACCTCCTTCAGCTCGTTCACCCGGTCGTCCCGGTAGGTGATGCAGTTGCCGCTCAGCACGCTGGTCTGCAGCGGCATAAAGGTGTCGCTGTTCAGCCGCCCCACCACATGCACGATGTCCCGGCTGAAGTCCGCCAGTTCTTCCTCGCTCACCCCGGCCGAGTCGCTCACCACAAAGCGCAGTTTGCTTGCCAGTTTCACGTTCTCGTCCATGGCGTGGTTCATCTCGTCAATGGCGGTCTGGGTGTCCTTCATCACGTCGATGTACCCAAAGCCCGCCGGGCTGTCCTCTTCCATGAACAACGGGTCAAGCACAAAGGGGTATTTCCCGTGGTCGTAAAAGCCCCGCTCGGCCAGGGCCGGGTCGTTCTCGCTGGCGTACAGCACCACGCCGTTGCAGTACTTGCAGTAGTGCAGCACCGGCGCGCCCTGCGGCCGGGCCTTTTTGTAGTACCAGTCCACCACCACACTCTTGCCGGTGGTGTCGAGCTGATCGTCGTGGATGTACTCGGCCACGTCCAGGCTCTTTCCGGTGTGGCCTTCCAGCTGGGGGTATTTCGCCACCAGCTGCTCGTTGTCCTCCAGGCTCAGGCTGAACAGGTTCGGGCTCTCCTGAATGTCGCTCACGCCAGGGGCCCAGTACAGCATCAGCAGGTTCACGCTCTTCACGCTGATGTCGCCAAGGCCCCCTCGCAGCGTCGGGTCCCAGAACACACCCTTCACGCCGGTGCCGGTCTTGAGCTTGCGCCACCAGGTGTCGCTGTACACCTGCTCATAGTCGCACTGCTCCAAAACCACCGGGATGATCTTCGAGAGTGCCTTGGCCGTTTCTTCGTCGTCCGCCGCCCGGGGCAAAACGTTGGGCTCCGGGTAGTTGTCCATGGCATCGGCGTGCTTGTTGGCAATGCTGTTGAACAGCCACCCGCTGGAGGGTTTGGGCTTGCCCTCCATCATCTTGTTCTCGCAGTTCTTCCAGTGCCCCATGCGGAACCACAGCTCGTTGTCCACAATGCGCTTGTCCAGCGACGCCTTGCCCGCCTTGTATTTCTGCAGGGTCTCCCCCGCCTTTGCGATCTCCTCCGGCCCGATCACCTGCGCCCCGGCAGCATCCTCCGTGGGTTTGCCGCCTGCCGTCTGCAGGCCCGTTCCGGTCACAGGCTCCGGCGGCCGTGCTCCCAGGCCGTTCAGCATCCCGGCCCCCGCCGGGGTGGCAATTCCGCCCCGATCTTCCGGATACAACGTCTTTCTCAGGTCCGGGTACCGCTGCAGCAGCTCCTGCAAAAGTTCCTGTTCATTCATGCAGCTTTTCCTTTCCGCTCGTACTCATTCCAATCGGAAAACCGAGAAAAAAGCGTTAAGCACAGCGGCTAGCTTTTTTCCGGTTTGACTTCTTCTTTGGGATTATCAAGGGCGAGCAGCCCTTGATTCGTGGGTCCAGCGCGTCGAAATCGCCGTGACCTTGCCGCGCTAAACACGCGTCATTTGCTTCGCAAACCAGTCTGCGGCTTAAAAGCCCCACTGGGGCTTTCATGCCCTGCGGGCACCGCCGCGCTTTTCTGGTTCTCTTTTGTGCGGCAAAAGAGAACATCTCTCGTCCTTACACCCGCATCACTCTGGTGCGGCTCTTGTGGCTGTCCAGGTCCAGCGGGTCGTCCCGCAGCGCCGTCTCTTTCTGGATCTGCCGCGGGCTGAGGGGGTTTTCCATCAGCACATAGCGGCACTCGTCGTAGATGTGATCCTCCTGGTCGGAGTCGATATCCTCCACGTTGCTCTCGTCGTACACAAGGTTCGGGATGGTCCGGATGAAGTGTTTGCAGGTGTCAAACACCTGCAGCATGGGCCGCCCCTCGGCGTTAAAGGCCAGCCGGTAGTGCATCTGCATCTTTCCGGCAAGGCGGGTGTGGTCTCCCGGGTGCCATACCAGGTAGTACGGGTGCTTTTCCTGCATCTGGGCAATGCTCTCGCCCTGGCTCTCGTTGAAGATGGCCGGGTCCGCCACGCCCTGGATCACCCGGCCTTTCAGCATCGGGTCGTTCTCTTCCGCTTCCCTTATGCGCCGGGCCTGCTCCACCGGGTCGATCTTCAGGCCTTCGTTCGGCGTGCCGGTGCAGCCGTACAGCTCCTTGATCCGGTACAGCCTGCCATCCTCGTCCGCTGCATACCACCCCACCGAGAAGGGCCGCGAGTAGCCAAAGTCGTACCCGCGCCAGATCTTCCAGTGCGCCGGAATGCGAAACGGCTTGATGACATGGGTCCACCGCTGGTCCTCGTAGTGGGCCGGGTCGTTGCGCCACTCGGTGAACACCTGGCCGCTGAAGCTGTCCCAGCTGCCATAGAGCAGCGCCTGCTTCTCCGCCTCCGGTAAAGACGCCAGGTTGTTCAGATACCCCGGGTCATTTTTCAGCAGTGCCGGGTTGTCAAAGATGGTGGAGGGGATAAACACCCGCGTGCGCCGCAGCTTTTCCACGGTGCCGTCCGGCTTCTTCGCGTCCACCAGCTGCACCATCCGGGTGCCCGGGGGTGCCGGCGTGATGAACCGGGCCTTCACCCACCCGTGGCCGATACCGCCGGGGTTGGCCGTGGCCCGGATGTACACCTGTGTGCCCGGCCCGCTGGGGCGGTTGCGGCTCATCAGGTAGCTGTACTCTTCCCAGGTGAAGTGGGTCAGCTCGTCCACCCCGATAAAATCAAACTGCTGGCCCTGGTAGTTGTATTTGTCCTGGGACCGGAACATGCTGCCAAAATAGATCTTCGCCCCGCTGGGGAAGGTCCAGCAGTGGTTGCTGGCATTGTACCGGGCCTTGGGGAATGCGGGCTTGTAGTACTGCATGGTCTTGTCGATCAGCTCCCGCAGCTGGGGAAAGGTCTTGCGCAGGATCAATGCCCGGTAGTTGGGCACATCCACCTGCCGCAGCGCCTCGATCACCAGCGCGTCGCTCTTGCCGCCGCCGGCCGCCCCGCCGTACAGGGCCTCGTCCTCGCTGCGCCGCATAAAGGCCGCCTGCCTCGGCTGCGGCCGCCAGATGATGGGCCGGCCGTTAATCTCCTGCCGTGCCATCCAGCACCACCTCCTGCTGCTCTGCGTCGTCCTTTGCTTCCATCAGCACCGCCGGGGCAGCGCTCTGGCTGCCGCCCTCGTCCCGCGGCACCAGCGCCGCCGCATTGGCCGCAGCGTTCAGCAGCACCGTGGCCACGTTCGCCGCGTCCTTGTCGGTCATGGCCAGCGCCTCGTACCGCTCCAGCTGCTGTTCCAGCTCCTTCCGCTCATCGTCCTCCAGCCGCCGGTCGTAGCTGCCCGGCTCACTGTACACCACAAGGCCGGTTTCTGCCGTGTCCTGCAGGTTCTCCGCCTCGCTCTTGAGCAGCCCGCCGATCGCAAAGTCCCTGGCTCGGGCATCCTCGTCCAGTTTTGCCCGCAGCTTTGTGCAGATCTCGCTGGCCCGCTGGTTCTCGGCCACCCGCTGCTGCAGGTAGCCCACCTGGGCCCGGGCTCCCAGCGCCGCCCGGGCTGCGATCTCCCGCGCCGCCTGGGCCCTGGCCTCGGCAAACACCCCGTCCGACTTTCCGGCCTCCTCGGCCATCCAGCTGCGGATGGTGCTCTCCGGCACGCCGTACTTCCGGGCCACTGCACAGATGGAGTTGGAGCTGATCATGGCCATCACCACCTCAGCCCGCACCCTGGCCGGGTACTTCTTCCCGCGCCCCTGCCGACCCGGCACGGTATTTTTGCAGTATTTCCGCTGTGCCATCCCAGGCCCTCCCTCTGTGCTCATGGTTCCAGTCTATCGCAAACCGCCGCACAAAAAACCTACGGACTTTTTGGGGGAGTGGAGCACGGGTTGTGTTTGCTGTTTTTTCCGCAGCGGCCTTGCGGCGCTTTGAAAAACCAGAACACTGCCCCAGCCTCAGCTCCCAGCGTCTGCTGCGGCCCTTTGGCGGGCCTTGCATCCTGCTGGCCGCTGCCCCAACAGCTCCTCCCTGCTTCAGCCGCAGGCTGCGGTCGTCGCCGTTGCAGTACAAAAAGGCCGCGCGCCGCAGCGCTCAGCCATCTCTCTTCGTTCCCGCAGCTGTCATTCCGCCTCCAGCAGCCCTGTCGCCGCCGCATAGATCCCCACCGTGCTCAGCGCTTCCAGCTCCTTGCTGTAATAGGTCGTCCGCCCGATGTACAGCGCTCGGATCACGTCCTCTTCCCGCATGCCCTCCAGGTAGCGCATCCGCAAAAGCTCCCAGCAGGCAGGGTCCGTCCGGGCATAGTAGTCCCGCACCCGGTCCAGCACTGCCGCCCACTTGCCGCGCCCGTCGTACTGCCGCAGCGCCCTGCGCACCTCTTTCCGCTGCTTTTTGGTCACTGCCCGCCGCCTTTCCCGCTTTTTTTGCCGTTTTGGGCTGATATCTCACACATTCCCCGCACAAACCGCCTATTTTACGCGCAAAATAAATATTTCTTGTCTGTCATGTGCGAACTTTCGCAAACTCCCGCCGCCGCAGGATCACATAAGCCTGCGGTTCGGTGGCTTCCCAGCCCTCCGGCCGGGGCTCGGCATTCTCGTGCAGCCCGCCGGGGTCAAAGATCTGGATCTTCACGCACTCCCACCCCGGGAACAGCTTTTCCCACCACGCCGGGTCCTCCGCGTGTTCGCTGCAGGCCTCCCGCAGCTGGCGGCGGCTCCACTTGGTGTCAGCTGCCGGCTGCTCCTCCGGCAGGGTCAGGTTGCTGGTTTCCAGGCACCGCCGGAAGCCGTGGCCGTAGATGTACCCCACCGTGCCGCTCGTATCCTGCCCGTCAATGCCCAGGATCTTCTTCGTGATGATCCGGTCTGCGTTCATGGTGCCCATGGGCTCAAACTCCCGTGTGCCGGGGACACGCCGCCGCCATAGATCCTCCAGCATATACCGCAGCTCCCGCCGCTCTGCCTCACTCAGCCCCGGGCACTGGGCAAAGCCATGCATGTGCAGCCGCCCGGCCTCGCCGTTGCGCACGGCCCACAGCATCAACTTCAGCCACGTTCCCCGCACGCCAAAGCGCTTGCGCACCGCCCGCTGCACCCGCCGGGCATAGTTCTTCACGTCCCGCCAGCAGCCTTCCTCGTCCTCGGGCAGGTAGGCGTCCTCGTATGTAGCGGTCAGGTAAAAGCCGTTCTGGTCAAAATTGGCCAGCACCTTGCGCTGTCGGCGGCGCAGGCTGGCGGCTTTGTTCCGGCTCTTCTGCCCCCGGTCACTTTCCTTGCGCTTCTTGCCCCGCTGGCGGTGCTCCTGATCCGTCACGGGGTAAATGCCCACGGCCTGGTATGTGTCCCCGCAAAGGGTCCTTTTTTCCCGGATGTAGCTTTTTCGCATCCCGGTGCCCTCCCTGTCCGGTAAACTTTTCGTGTTGGTTTCTTTTCTGTGGCCCACACAGTCACAAGATTAACGGGTATACAAGCCCCCCAAAGCGCCCGCCTCGGACGCCTATTATAAAAAGGAATGGCTTGTTCAGTTCAAACGCCTGCCGCCAGAGCTTTCCCTCTGGCAGCACCCGTTCGGCCTGACGCTCCCGCCGTCGCCAAAGCCCCCGGCCGCGCGCATCCAGCGCCGCCGGGGGCTCGTTATTTGTGCTTTCCGCCCATCCAGAACTCCGCGTCAAAGTCGTTCCGGTTGATCTTGCCCGCATCGTTCTGGCTCTTTGTATAGGCCTTTTCCTTCTGCACCTCCGCTTTCCAGGCCCGGTACTTTTCGCACCGGTCGCTGCAGGCCGGGTGCCGGTCCGGGCAGTCCGGCGTGCATACCGGCTTTACCATGCCGGAGCAGCCGGTTTCCCTTCGGCCGCCCAGTACCCGTAGCTCAGCTCTTTCTTTCCATGCTCCCGGGCCTGGGCGTTGTAGCCTTCCAGGTCCCGCACATCCAGCTGCAGCGGGTCAGGGTCTGCCAGGTACTTCTTCAGCCGCACCCGGGGCTTCCTGGGTGCCGCCGGTTTCAGCGTCAGTACGGCGGCCCCCTTCGGCTTTGTGGGCCTCCTCGGCGGCTTTGCCTGGGCGTTCTCCGTCTTTTTCGGCTTCAGTCGCACCTTGTAGGCTTTCCGGCTGCAAGCCACTTCTACCTTTTCCCGGGTGATGTCCCACCGGTGCTTGCCGCGGCGCTTGTGCTGGCGCTGCTGATCCCGCCACAGCGTCGGCAGGATCTTCTCCGCCCGCACCACGCCCTGGGCGGCCAGATCTGCCGCCGTGCCCTCGTACAGTACCTTCCCGCTGTCCGGGTCGGTCAGGCGATACTTGTATACCATCATACGGCGCTGCCCTCCTGCTTCCCGGCCCGGTGCTTTGCGCTCGCACGCTTCTCCTGCAGGCGCTTGAGCGGGTCCGCCCACTCCTCACGCACCATGTCCCGCACCTCCTGTACCTGCACGCCGTGCTTTCCGGCCGCCTTTTTGCAAAAGCGCTTGCGGCTCATTCTGCATTTGTCCTTGCTCATGCGTTGCCTCCGCTCCCGTACAGCTCCACTTCCACACCGTCCGCCGTCACCAGCACCCCGCCGTCCAGCGCCACGGCCAGCTGCTGCAGCCGTACCGACGGCACCCGCAGCAGCCCGGCAGGCCGCATCCACTTGGTGATCTCCCCGGCCCGGATGCCGATCTTCTCCGCCAGGGTGTCGGCGTTCTCGCCCCGGTAGGCCATTGCCTCCTTCAGTGTCATTCCCATGCCTCCGTGATCTCAATTACTTTTTTGCAGCACCAGATCTGTGCATCCAATGCCCCGATTCCGCAGTCGAGCAACCACTTCTTGCGCTCCAGCAGCCAGATCTGCACATCATACGCCTGAATCCTGATAAGTCTGCAGATTCCTGCCCAGATCTCGGTCATCTCGCCCGCCTCCTCTCCCAGCTCTCCGGCATGGCCGGGGCCTGCAGCACGGTCTGGATGCGCTTTTCCACTTCCGCCGGGGCCAGCGGCAGGCAGCCCACCCGCTTGCGGCTGGCCTCCACCATCCAGGCCCGCTCTGCCAGCCCGTCCAGTGCCTGCCGGGTCTGGCGCTGCTGCTGATGCAGCGCCTGTGCGTCCGGGATGTCCTCCACCTGCACGTCGGTCTTGTAGGCGTCCCGGGCGCAGCGGCAAAAACGCTCCAGCGCCACGTCCACGCCGTCCTCTATGGCCCAGGCGGAAAGCTGCCGGAAGTTTTCCAGCACCGCTTTATGTAAGTCGTTCAGGCGCTTGGCTCCAAAGCCCAGCACCTCGGCGCAGGCCGCCGCGTATACCCGCCACTCCAGCGTGGCAGCGTTGTCCACCGCCATGCGGATCTGCAGCTCCTTCTGCTTGCGGGCCGCGCCCTTGCCCAGCGGCACCCGGAACTCCGTTTCCGCCCCCTCCGGCAAAAGGCTCACCAGCCAGGCCTGCCCGGCTGCAGCCTGTTCCCGGCCGCTCTTCCGGGGCTGGGCCATCACTTCCAGCATCTCCTCGTTGATCGCGTCCCGCCGCAGGTTCACCTTCCGCAGCCGCTGCACACCCACCTCGTACTCGTCGTGCAGGGCAATGGTCACGCAGGCGTGCATAAAATCCACCGCATTGTTCTCCGCCAGACTGATCTTCTCGGTCAGGCTCAGTTTCTTCTTCATCTCTTTGTCCTTTCGTAGTATTCGTCGTGCAGCTTCTGCCACTGGGCCAGCGGCAGGGCCTTGTCCCGTGCCGCACGGGCCAGTACCCGGTACGCCGGGCCGTTTTTGTCCCGCGGGTTCATCCAGTCCGCCTTTTCCAGCGCCTCGTTCAACTCCCGTCGGTACTCTTCGTAGGTCAAGGCTGCACCTCCCCCTGCCGCCGCATCAGCTCCGTCATAAAGCTCATCTCTTTTTCGCTGCTGACCATATACCGTTTGCCTTTTCCTCGCACCATGGCCATCAGCCGGTCCTGCATCATCTCGCCAAATTCCTTGGCGGCTTCCTCCTGCTCGGCCTTGGAGAGGTCCTTTCTCATCAGTTGCGCCACGGTGCTCAGGTAGGCATCTTCCAGGGCGTCCAGCGCTTTGCCCTTGCTTGTGTTCTGGCCCTGGCAGCGCATCACCACCGGGCCGTCGTCGATCACTGAAATGTTGATTTCAATCTTGCTTTTCATCCTTGTCCTCCTTCACGGTTCCCCGTGGTCGTTCATCCAACTGGCCGCCAGCGCCCGGGCGTCTGCCAGTTTGTCGCACAGCATGTTCACCGCTGCTTCCTGCATCCACTCCGGCAGCCGCTCGGCCTGCATCATGGCAGCCCCCATGTCCCGCACCAGCTCCTCGCCGTGCTGCTCCATCCGCTGCCAGATCTCCGCCTCGTCCGTCGTCAGGTTCTCCGGCCGGCTCACTTCAGCACCTCCACGCTGTAGGCCTTGCAGGTACAGCCCCCGTGCTCTGCCCGGGCTTTGTCCTCGGCCATGGCCTTTGCCACGCCCTTGCTGATGGCCTGCACCTTGTAGCTGTAGTGTGTAAAGTATTCGCTTTTGGTCTGTGGCAGCTTCTGGCTGCACTCCACATTCACGCGGTATCTGCCCATCCTTCAGCCCGCCTTTCTGCGGCTGGCCGCCTGCTTCTTCTGCGGCTGCCGCTCCTTGCGGGGCAGCCAGTCCTCTTCCAGCTCGGCGCAGCTGCCCAGGCCCGCCAGCACTACAGCCAGTGCCAGCAGCACCAGCGCTCCCACAAAGCACCCGGCCATGGCCCAGCCGGTGTAGCTTTCCAGGCCGCTTGCCACCAGCAGGCAGCCGATCAGGCTGGCCCAGCTGCCGCAGTAATAGATCCATTTCCGCATTGTCAAAACCTCCCGTTTGTGTTAAACTTCTGGTGATGAGTGCATGCTGCTTTCATCACCCCTTGGCCTTGCCGGTGCTGTCACGCCGGCAGGGCCTTTTTGTTTTCTTGCACTTCTCCCGCTGCTTCTGCCATGCTTCAAACGCAGCCTGGTTCTCCGGGTCTGCGTAAAAATCCGCGGCAATGTCATACAGCGCCCAGATCTGCCACATCTTCAGCGGCCCGCTTTCACCGTCCATTCACGCCTCCTGTCAGTCCGGGTTAAAGGTCTGGAAGCGTTCGCCTTCGCCGGATGCTTCCAACGGGACCTCCCACTCGGCGCAGATGCTCTCGGCCACCGACTTTGCAAAGCCGATCAGCTCGTCGCCCCGCGCTGCCATCAGCACTGCCGGACCTACAATGCTGCTCATGTAGTTGAACGCGTACAGATCCGTGGCGTGCTCATTGTAAGGCAGCTCCTGCAGCAGGCCCTCTTCGTTCACGGCCATCTGGATGCTGTCCACATCCTCCCGTGCCCAGCTGGCAGCCAGGCAGGTGTCGGCCATCTCAATGGGCCCGCCCACCAGCTTCTGCAGCGTCTCCAGCTTGCAGGTGTCCCCGTCGTCACAGGGCAAAAGGTAAGCGCTGGTGTCCACCGGCATCACGATCACAAAACGTTCCATGTCCTTATCCCTCCGTATTGGCATAGCCTGCTTTTTCGGCGTCTTCCACGCTGACATCGTCAAAACACTGCTCCAGCACCATCAGCACCCGGCGCTGTGCGCCGGGGCGCAGGTTTGCCCGGCGCATAGCGATCAGACAATAGCCCATGCAGGCCGCATTGCTCCACGGCCCGTTCAGGTTTGCCAGCATCCGGGCCGCCTCGTTCTTCTTGCCCATCTCTTTGTCCTCCTTGGTTTCATGCATTCTTCCCCGGCTGGCCCTTATTCTCCGATTTGTGCTATATTTGCACTGAAAGGAGATGAAAGCCACCCGTGCTTTACAAAATCATGTTTGAAATTCAATGTCCCTTTGACGCTCTGGGAATTCTGCCTGCAATGGAATCCGAAATCTGCTGCAGCGTTGTCCCCGGAAAGTCTCCGGTTTTCTCGGTTCCTAACGTCCGTGACCGCTGCAACGACACAAACTTTGAGCAATGTCAGCAATGCACTGGCGCAATCTATCAGATGTTCCGGCAGGGGCTTATCCCTGTGGAGTTTCTTCCTTCCTGGCCGGTTCGCACTCTGCCTGATTCCATCCGGCCATGTCTTGAGCTGCTTTCAGAATGATTTCTGCATTCTCGGCAATCACCCCGGAAAGCGACCTGTTATAATCAGGGTCATACACAGCCATCTTTCTGGCCGCCATCCACCCCGGCAGGAATTTCCAAAGGGTCTGTGCCGCTTCCAGTGTTCGGTTATTTTCTTTGCTGTGTAAGTACAGCCCCAGTTCGTTGTAGTCCCCGCCCGCCTCTTCCACAGGCGTGCAGGGCTTTTTTGTTTCTTCGTCCACCTTCTCCCCTCCTTTCATGCGCTCTTCCCCGGCTGGTGAAACAGATACTCCATCCGCATCCCCGGAAAAAGTCTGTTACGCACTTCTTCCGCTTCTGGATAAGTAAAATCCGTTTCACCGTTGATCTTGTTCCTTGCGGTTTTTTCGGAACAGCCGATCGTTCGCATGATGTCCCTGACGGTCAATCCATTCCGTTGCATTTCAGCCTTTAAGTTATCCATTGCCTTTTCTCCTTTCTATTTTGATTTTACCGTAAGTGGTAATTCTGTTTTGATTTTATATCCTTATTCGGTAAAAGTCAACCCCATTTTGCAATTTTTTATACAATTCGGTAATTTATTATTGACTTGTGCTTTTTTCTCTTTTATAATGGGCTTATCAATTAACGGGGAGGTTTTTACCGTGTGGCTTGAAAGGCTTGTCCAACTGAAAAAAAACAGCGGCATGACAATTGAGCAGATTGCAACGGCTTCCGGTGTCCCTAAAGGAACCTTGAATAAGCTCTTTGCCGGACAGACAAAAGACCCTCAGTTGTCCACCGTTTCTGCGGTTGTCCACTGCATGGGGTATACCCTTGACGATCTATCCGGCGATACCTCAGACGGTGAAACTGTACTCACCCCTCGGCAGTCTGCTCTGCTGTCCTCGTTTGACCAGCTCAACGAGGAGGGACAGACCAAGGCCGTGGAGTATGTGGAGGACCTTGTGCTCACCGGCCGTTATAAAAAATGTTCTGCGCCTGACCTGGGTGCAAAAGAAGCGTAAATAAAAAATCCGTTCCAGCATCAGCCGGAACGGTTTGATAGTGTCTATAAAAAGAGGAGTTCCTCATGGACAAGTACGATCATCGTAAGTTCCACGCCAAAAAACTCGCCAAGGAGCGTTATTCAAGTCTTTTCTTTTTCTTTGTTATTGTTTTTGCTCAACTGGCTATTTCTCTTTGGGCTTTATCTCGCAACTCTTATTATGCTTTTGTCTTATTTTTTATCTTAGATTTTTTCTTTTTACTTGAAAAATATTCCAAATCTCTTTTTTTAAATCAGATTGATGATGCTTTTTCCTCTATGGAAAGCAAATTTTCTGTTGGTCGCCATTTTTCCTATCCCATGCCACACTCCTCTGATCCAGCAGGTTCCGTAATCTGGGATTCTATTCGTGGTCGGGCAATGCATCGTTTTCGTTCTAATCCTCGGCAATGGCCTTTTAATTTTGTCCCTGTGGACGCTTCCGACCCAGCTGCTTGTGCATGGTCTGCCGCATGGTTTTACTCAAATGATGATCTCAAGTATAGTCCTGTTTTATCTCCGGATTTACTCAAATTTACTATTGAACTTTGTGAATATGGTTTTCAGCATGATTATTTATCCGAAACCGATCACGAAAACTGGTGTCATGACACTTATTTTCATTATCGCCATGACGCTTCTGCAAAAGATATCCTTGATTTTCTGCATTGATTTTTCGTTTTAGAGTGATGCTAACTAAACCCAGGAGGTTTTTATTATGGTTGATACCCTTTCTCTTATTGTTTCGATTCTTTGCGCAGTTGGTAGTTTTATTTCTTTTCTTCTCGCTCAAAAAGAAAAGAAGGAAGCAAAAGAAAGTGAACGTCAAACTCAAATCTATGCTGAAAATGCCAATCAGGCAAACTTGGCAACTAAAAAGCTTTACGATGAGCTTTCTAAATATATCCAGCACCAACATGCCATTGACGCTCAAGTAGAACTTAAGAATAAAATTCGTTCCTATATTGCAAAAAATCAAAATAGCCGTACGCAATGTATTGCCGATTTTGTTGGACTTAGTAAAGAGGAAGCCTTCCAGTTGCTCTTAGATATGATGCATACTGACCGTACAATTCGCGGCTCCGGTCGCTGCACAGTTGAACGGATTGATGATATCCTCTGGGCAACAATGTAATTGCACATTTTTCAAGGAGCTCCCCGCCGGGTGCTCCTTGTTTTATAAACGCACAAACCCCTCCAGCAGGTTCCTATTAAGTCTGCTTATTTATGTCTTGTTTGTGAAGGATTTTTGAATTTTCATTGCTTGTCAAGCCCTAATTTTTAGTTTTTCTGTTGCGTTTGCAACTTTTCACATTTTTTTCGTGTACAAACCCGCTCACCGAGCGTATAATAGACTTGCAGGAACGTATTCCTGCCAAGACAATGAAAAGACTGCTGGTCTTTGCTTGTCCGCTGAAAGAGGGTAGCCCCTCCCTGCCATGAAAAAATGGGGAATTAAAAAAGCGGTGAGCTCTTACCGTGAGTAGAGAATGAAAAAAGCGGAGAACCTCTGCCGTATAGTGAGGAATGAAAAAGGGTGCGGGACAGGTTACTGTTCCGCACCTTCTTGGATTAAGGAGCTGAATTATGGGGAAGTTTCAATTTTACCACATTAACGAACACTATATCAGCTATTTACATAGTATTGACACCCGTGTGCAATACAATAAGGGGCAGCGGCGTCCGTATGTTGGAATTGTACTCTCCATCAACGGCACTGATTATTATGTTCCCCTTGAATCCCCTAAGCCCAATCACGTTAACATCAAAGGCGGCGGTCCTGTTATGAAACTCGACGATGGTCGTCTTGGCCTAATGGGCTTCAACAATATGATTCCTGTTATTCCATCTTGCTTGATCAAATTTGATATTCAGAGTATCGAAAATGAGAATTATAAAATGCTCTTGTTGAATCAGTTAAATTATTGCAACAAGAATCGCGATCTTATTCTCCAGCGTGCAGAATCCACATACCGCAAAGCTCTCAGTCGTAAAATCCCGCTGTATCAAAAGGTATGCTGCAATTTTGAAAAATTGGAACGTAAAAGCAAGAAATATGATCCAAATTACGTTCCATCTAAAAAGAAAATTCGTGCAACCGTACCTTCCAAATAATTGTTCTTTTCAAGGAGCTCCCCGCCGGGTGCTCCTTGTTTTATAAACGCACAAACCCCTCCAGCTGTTTCCAGCCGGAGGGGTCTGCCCCGTCGTCAAAAGGTAAGGATAAAGAACAAGAAGATTTCTTTCCATGCGTTGCCTGCCCTTACAGCATAGCACGCTTTTTGGATATGGGCAAGCAAAAGCCCCGGCGCTGGTACGATGCAGCGCCGGGGATAACATGGAGTGCAGCACAAAACCGGACAAAGAAAATTTTATGCTTGCAGGGGTCAGTATACCACGCTCCCTGCATATGGGCAACCGCCCGGAAGGAAGTGTTATCATGCCCCGCAAAAAATCCACCGCAGCCGATGCACCGCGCCTGGTGGCTTACTACCGCTACTCCGGCGGCAGCCGCCAGACCGAGCAGAGCATCGAGGGCCAGCGTCGGGACTGCGAGGCCTACGCCCGCGCCCACGGCATGACCATCCTGCGCGAGTATGTAGACCGCCATATCAGCGGCAAAACCGATGACCGCCCTGCCTTCCAGCAGCTGGTGGCCGACAGTGCGGCGCACACCTTTGACGCCGTGATCTGCTGGAAAACCGACCGCCTGGCCCGCAACCGCTACGACAGCGCCGTCTATAAGAAAAAGCTCCGGGACAACGGTGTGGAGATCCTCTATGCCGCCGAGAGCAACATCTCCGGTGCCGAGGGCATCATCATTGAGGGCCTGATGGAAGCTCTGGCTGAGTATTACAGCGCCGAGCTGGCCGAAAAAGCCCGCCGTGGCATGCGGGAATCTGCCCTCAAGGGCAAGGCCTTGGGCAGCTCCCGCCCGCTGGGCCTCACCGTGGACGCCGACAAGCACTACATCATCGAGCCCACAGGTGCCGAGGCAGTCCGGTATATCTTTGAGCAGTACGCCGCCGGGCTGTCCTCCTCCTCCATCGTGGAGCGTCTGAACGCCATGGGCCTGCGCACCAGCCACGGCGGCCCGTTCAACAAAAGCAGCATCAACCGCATCATTCAGAACGAAATGTACCGCGGCGTTTACGTCAGTAAAAAATTTGATGTCCGCATCGAGGGCGCGATCCCGGCCATCATCGACAACGATTTATGGAAAAGGGCACAAAACATGTTTGAACGCAACCGCCAGAGCCGCACCCCGCACGCTTCCCGCGCCGATTATATTCTCTCCGGCAAACTGTACTGTGGAGAGTGCGGCTGCTTGATGAAAGGCGTCTGTGGACGCAGCAGCGGCAACGGCCAGATGTACCACTATTACGCTTGCCCCGGCCGCTCCATTGGCCGCGCCTGCACCCGCAAAAATATCCCGCAGGACGAGCTGGAAGCTATGGTGGTCAATTCCGTTGCGGACCTGCTGCTGGAGCCCGAGCTGCTGGAGCAGATCGCAGACGCCATCGTGGAGCTGCAGCAGGCCGAGGCCGCGCGCCCGGATCCGGAGAAGCAGGCGCTGGAAAAATCCCTGTCCGATGTCCGCAGCAAGATTCAGAACATCCTCACTGCCATTGAGAACGGCACCTCCAGCGCCGCCCTCTCTGCCCGCCTTGCCGACCTGGAGCAGCAGGAGAGCACGCTTTCCTATCAGCTCTCTTCCCTCACCGCCAAAAAGCCTCTCACCTTCACCCGTGACCAGATTTTGTTCCTGCTGCAGCAGTTCCGTGTCTCCTCCTCGGAGCGCACCAAGGCCTACTGCCGCCGCCTGGTTGATACCTTTGTGGATCACATCGAGCTCACCAACACCGAGCTGATCCTCTATTTCAACATCTCCGACGAAACCATTGATAAAAACAAAAAAGCTCCCCGGTCGAACCCTTCCAAAGAAAGTTCGACCGAGAAGCGTTTGGTCCACCTTGCACATCAACAAGCGAACTATTCCCTTTATGCGGCTTCCGGCTACTTTTCACTGGTTGAACACCAATTTTCGGCCCGTTTGTGGCGCACCGCATAATCTGTAATTATTTTGTAATCTTTGCGCAAACAAAAAATGCCCCGCCAGCAATCCGTCAGGATGCCAGCGGGGCATTGCTTTACTTAGTGGAGATACCTTGCCAATTCAGATGCAACAAAGCCTGCGATCAATGCCGCAATGACCGCCCACCAGAGTTTGTTTCCAAATACTCCGGGGGCTTTTTCCAGCGCGGTCAAGCGGTCGTCCTGCTTCTTGTTCTGTGCCGTCACAACTTCAAGGCTCCGGTTTGTGGTTTCGAGTTGCTGGATGGTCAACTTGATATTGGTGTTCATGCCGTTTACTGCATCGGTCAGCTTCCCCAGCTCGTCCAGCCGGTGGGTGTTGCTCTGTGCACGGTTTTCGACCGCTGTCAGGCGATGTTCCAGTTCCTCGTCAGTCATTACGCTTGTTCTCCCCCACGTTACCGAAATGGGCCACAGTAGTGGTTTCTGCGGATTTCTTTGCCATGTAATCTTCGAGCTTCTTCTTGGTAAAGTCGAACACAAGCTGCACGATCCAATCCAGCGTCCGCTCATTGATTGCCCAGTCCAGCCAGTCCGGGGTGTACCCACGCAGTACGGCAATGACATGGGCTTTCTTTTCTGCACCCGCGCCACTGCCGAACTTTTCCTCTGCGTTGACGATCCACTTGTACACAGTCTTTGCGACCACAAGGCCGTAGCCCAGACGTACCGCCGCCAGCGCCGTGACCACAAGGCCGACCACCATGAAGATACAGGCCAGCCATTCAGGGAATGCCATCAGAAAAACTTTCAGAATGTTCTCCATACTGTTTTCCTCCTATTTTCAGCTCACCCACCGGCTCTTTGCCGTGCGGGTGTCGATATGTACCCAGCCGTGAGTACGGTCGGCGTGTCCTTCCTTCGGGTAGCGGCCAATGCCGCCGCGGTTCGGCAGCAGGGTCTCGGCATATGCCGCAATCTGCTCCACCGTCACACCGGAAATCCAGATGTCAGCAGCCTTGCCGTAAAGATGCTGAGAGAACTTCGCAGCATTCTTAATCATGGCATTCTTGCTGGCCGTTCTGAAACCGCTGGTGATGTTCACCGGCTTCCCAAAGTGATTGCGGATTTTCTGAAGGATTTCCACCAGCTCCGAATCAATAAAGATCGGGTCGGTATTATCCGAACAGCGGAACTCCCGCACCTTGAAGGACGGGGAGAGGTTCTTCTCGCCGTCCTTCGCCCACGAATATGCGTTAATCGCCATTATCGTTTTCTCCTTTCTGGCTCAACGCCATTTTGCAGCCGCTTGACCCGCACTCGGCCACCAACACCGCAAACTCACTGCGCTCTGCGGTCGTGTCCACACCACTGGTTTCTAGCCGGGTCAACAGCTTCTCACACAGCTCAGGCCACGTCATAGTCGTCACCGGTGATGCGCTTGTAATCCTCGGCGGTGATCTCGCCCTTGTTTACGCGCTCGGCCAGAACTTTCTTCACGCCAACGCGGCGGGATGCGGGCATCTCTGCCCAAGTCTTAGTGCCTGCAATCAGGCGGTTTGCCCAGATAATGTTCATGGTGATACCTCCTTATTCCTTGTTCAGCGCTGCGTCCAGCTCACACAGCGCGGTTTCGATGTCGGTCAAGCGCTTCTCGTTGGCCGCGTCCTGTTCGCACAGGGCATCTTCCATTTCAGCCACACGGTCGGGCAACTGTTCGTGCTCCTGCTGCTTCTTGGCTGCGGCTTCCTTCTCCTGCCGGGTGGGCAGATTGTCCTTTTTCCACTGAATCATGGTGACTGTCCTCCTTACTGGAATGCGCCGGAGACGGCTTCGATGTAGCCGCCCTCGCCGGATTCGCCGCGCTCCACGCTGACGCGGAAGTTGAACGCCGCGCCCGCCGTGGCGGTCTTGTTCTCAAAGACGATGTTCACACCTTTTTTTACCTCGGTCGTGGCATCCTGCCACACCGGGGCCGCGTCCTTGGCGTTGTTGGTCACCTCAGCCTTGAACTTTGCATCATCCGGGATGGAGCCGGTCACCTGAAGCACGGCAACGGTGATGTCGCCCTCCACGGTCAGCGGTTCAGCCAGCGTCACGCTTGCGGCGTGGACGGCCTTGGTAAAGGTCGCGGACGTGCTGACGGTTTCCTTGCCGTCGCTCACCTCAACGGTGATGGTGTGGTTGCCGTTCAGGATTTTCTGGAATCCGGCAGCGCTGGCCGTCTGCTCAAAGGTCAGGGCCGTGCCGCTGGCAACGCCGGTGCGGGTCTTGGTGGTCTTGCCGTCCAGCTTTTCGGTGACGGTCAAGGTGTCGCCGTCGGCATCCCTGACGGTGTACTTCCACGCAAAGGCCGCGTTCTTCTTCCCCAGAGCTGCGCCGTCCGTGCTGACGGTAGGTGCAGTGTTGACACTGACCGTGCCATCGTCAGAGACCACGAGTGTAGAGGGAAGAATGAAAGCGGGGCGAACACCATAGGAGTTGTTGTACCAGTAGTGGCTGTAGGAGCCATCGGTGCTGACGAGCCAGACGTTGTAGTTATTGTTGGTGTACGGAGAGCGCAGCCACCAAATGGCAGCGGAGCTGCCATTGTATGCAATACGCTTGCTGTTACCGCCGGAGCTGTTGCCAAAGTATGCCAGCCTCACACCGTCCTTCGGGAAATAGCCGTTGTCGCTGGTCGTCCAGCCAACCTCATAACCAGACAGCAGGAACACTTTGGTGCTCAGGCCGTTGGAGCCGGTGGCAAGGCTGCCGCCGGAACCAGTGCCGTCCTGGTACGGAATCTTGACCTGCTTGATAGCGTTGCGAATGTCCGCGTCAATCAGGTTGAAGAACGTACCGTTCAGGTAGCTGTGGATGCTGGAATCCTTGTAGGAGTTATTGTTGCCGAACGTGGACGTTGTGTAGATGTCCTTCATCAACAGCCACGTTCCGGCGCAACTCGAATCATAAGTGCCGGTGTTCGGGTTGCCCTGCTGCACAACAATAAAATCTTTGGACGCGCCGTTGACTTTGATTTTGACAATGCTGCCAACGGCTTTCGTGCCCAGTTTTACGTTTGCCATTGTTACCTCCTTGTTTTCGTTCAGGCCCACGGCATGATCTCCGCAGGCCGCGTGTTCTGCGATACAGAGAGGGACAGGGCTTTGTGCTGCTTCTTGTAGATGCAGCGGCATTGCCGCGCCCGCCGTCTGTCACGCGCGAGTTTGTTCGAGTTGATTTTTCGATGGATAGGGATTTTGCAGTCAAGCAATTTTTCGAGCCGGTCAGCGTACTTGCGGCGTAAAGAGTAGGTTTCGCCATGGGCGGCATGGGCATCCCACGCATCAAAGCTCCGCAGGATTTCTCCCTTGGTCACTTCGCCTGCGGGGTATGCCGTCTCCCAATACTTGATCTTGTTCTTCATCCGCTTGGAGCTATCTCGGCGCAGCTTTTGGATGACCGCGCCGGTGTCGGTCAGGTAGCTATGGAATCCCAGAAAATCAATACCGTTCCGCAGCGGGAAGATGGCGGTTTTCTGGTTCAGCTCAAGGCCGTAACTGTCCATGAGCGCCCGCACATCCCGGAGAATGCACTGCAATTTTCGCTTGTCCGAACAGATGATATAGAAATCATCCATGTATCGGCCATAGTATTTGATGCGGTACTTCTCTTTGATGATGTGGTCGAACTCATCCAAAAACATCAGCGCAAAGAGCTGGCTCGTCTGGTAGCCCAGCGGCAAGCCGTCCTCCATCACGTCGATGTAGATGCAAAGCAGCTCATAGACACGCGGGTCAACACCGCGCTTGTCCAGTACGGCTTTGAGCTTGCGTTTCAGCTTCCAGTGGTCGATGCTGGCGAAGAAATGCCGCACGTCACCTTTCAGCACCCAGCCGTCCGCACCGTGGCCCTCACGACGGTAATAGTCCACCATGTGAGTTTTCAGGCGCATCAGGCCGTCGTCTGTGCCTTTGCCGGTCTGGCTGGCGTGGCTGTCCCGGATAAAGCTCTTTGTCAGAGCATCATACAGAATGTTATCGACCAGCGCGTGCAGCACCACTTTGTCCACAAATGCCGGGGCGTGTACCATGCGGCGCTTCGGCTCGTAGACGGCAAAGACCTCAAACTTACTTGGCACATAGCGTATCTGCTGCCGGATGCTCCCGTCTGGCTGCCGCACATTGCAGACAGCCAGCTTACGGGAGAGCTTTTCCGTGCAGGCCAGCGCCTGCGCCTCGTACTCGATTGTTTTGCTTTTACTGCGCTTTCCCTTCCGGGCTTCAAGGTAGGCTTTGTAAAGTACCTCAAAGCTGCACAGTTCTTCGTATGTCAAAATGACCCTCCGCTGGTTCGCGTTACGGTAGTGGGCTGCATCCGGCAGGGATGGCCCACCTCAGCGGGATGTATTTATCACTTGCCTGCATCGGCAAGCGACAGGATGCGGTTTCCTTTGATGGGCGCACTGCTTTCAGCTTATGCCTACTCGTCACACGGTTCCATCAGAGCGGGGCGAACACCATAGGAGTTGTTGTACCAGTTGTTGTTGTTGGAGCCATCGGTGTTGACGTTCCAGACGTTGTTGTTATTGTTGGTGTTCGGAGAGCGCAGCCACCAAATGGCAGCGTCAGACAAACAAACCGCACCCTTTATGCAAAGCGGTTGCCCGCTGTGCGTTTACGGTTCCGGGTAAAGGACAGCTTTCAGGGCGGCAGCCTGTTCGGTCAGCCGTTTCCGTTCCGCTTCTGCCCGGAGTTTTTCGGCACGTCCGCGTTCCGACGTGAGCCACTTCATCGCCGGGTATTTTACGTCCGTGACCTTCTTTGTCCAGATACCGGCTTTCTTTGCGCTGATGATACCTTCCTCCGTGCAGATGGTCAGGTATTCCAGCAGCAGAGAGCAGCCGTCCACAACTGCGCCGATCTTCTCAACGCGCTTGTCGTAGTCGGTCTGGAAATTGACGTTATTCGCCGCGTGTGCATCCAGCAGGATTTGCCGGGCGGTCAGCCGGATGCCCTCGCCATACAGCCGGAACGTGCTCTTGGAAAAGCCCTCCCTGTCCCGTGTGTCGAGTGCATGGACGGCAGTGCCGCACACCTTCTGGATGTCGCGCACATCTTCGAGCGCCGCGACCTTCTGGATGATCTTCCGGGCATCGCTCCGGCTGATGTCGTCGGTGACAATGCGGGTCGCCCTCTGGGTGTAGCGCAGCAGCTCCCGCGCATTCGCGCCGACCTTGAATGTTTCAGCCATCAGAACTCCACCCTTGCCTGTTCTGCGTTCCACACGCCGGTGACGGTCAGACCGTCAAGGCTGCCGAACGTGGCAGAAAAAGGATTCTTGGTGACATTCGTGCCGAACTTCAACTCGATTGCCCTAATGCTGGCGTTCATCGCGGCCACGCTGGCGCGGATGTCGCCGTGGGCGTTCTCCGCACCGTTGTGGTTGTCCACCGCCGCGCTGATGCGCTGGTCGGTCTCAGCCTTTTTGTAGCTGTCCACTTCCCACCGCTGGCTCTCGGTCAGGTGGCCGTTTGCATCCAGCGTGGCAATGCCGCCCGGAATGCCGATCTGGTCAGTGCGGACAACATCTTCATCCGGCGCCTTGCCGGGGCCTGCGTTAAAAGAACCGTATGCCATTTAGGTTCCCCCTTCCTGTGCATCCGTGTATTTCACGGTGCTTGTAATGTGATACTGTGCAGAAATTTTCTCGGTCGGAGCTTTGGCGGCCCTCAGCCGCAGCTTTCCTTCGAGGCTTTCGGTCGCAATAAAGCCCACCGCACCCGCCACATCGTAAAATTCCGGCAGTACCGTAACATCCACAATGTCGGTAGCCAACAGGCCCGCAATGGGGATGTCACAATAAAAATAGCCGGGGGAGGAACCATCCTCGCCCCAGCCATCGACCGGGATAGTAAAAGGCACCGCCGCCATGACATCCTGCTTTTCGTGCAGGATGTCATCAGTTTCCTCGAATCCGTTTGCAGTTGCTTCGGAAAGGTCTCCGAGTGCGGTGTTGCACTGCTTGATGTGGCTGCAAAGCGCGGCAAGCCCTGTGCCCAAAAGCGTTTTGACCTTCGCTTTTGCCATAGAGCTTACCTCCTCATGTCTTAGTCAGCATCAGCCAGCAGAGCGGCGATCTCCTCTGCGGAGAAGTCCTCCACGTCCTCGTCGTGCAGAACATTCTCCGGCTCGGTGTACACGACGACTTCCTTGCCGTCGATGTTCACATTGCCGTTGGTGGAGCTGGCGGCAGTCTTGGTTGCGCCCTCAGAGACACCGGCCAGCTTTTCGCCCTCGGCATCGGTCATCAGGCGCTTACCGGTCTCAGCAGCCACGAAGTCGGCAGGCTTCTTACCGCTGTCGGTCAGATTGCCCTCGCCGTCCAGCGCAGCAAAGTTGCCGGTGGTGGCACCAGTGACCTTATCGGCCTTGCCGGAAATGTCCACTTCCTCAGGGGTGGGAACATACAGACCGTCGTCCTTCAGAATCAGAGCGTTGCCCGCAGCAGCGGAAACATTGACCTTGACATCCACCTCATAGCCAGCGATGGTAACGGTGGTGGATGCATCCTTGCCGGTGGTCTTTGCGGCGTAGGTATCGACCAGAGCAGCCATGTTCAGGAAAGAGTAGGTGCAGTTGTCGGGGTTCTCACCCTTGACGGCCAGAACCATGACCGGCTTGCCGTCCAGCTTGGGGTCGGTGGCGCCGGGGTAGGTCGCAGCATCGAACTTGAACTTGGCCACGAAGGTGGTCTTGGTCTGGTCGAGGAACAGCTCAGAGGGGAAGTCAACGGAGAAAGCAGCAGTGCCGCTCTTGTCGATAGAGGTGTAGAAGTTCACGGTGTTGCCGTCAACGCCAAGAGACTTGATAGCAGCGTTGGCTGCGGTCTGCACAGGGGTAAAGGCGTTCTTCTTGACGAAAGTCTTCTTGATCTCAGCGGTCAGGTTGCGGATGGTGGTCTTGGTAGAAATCTGCTTAGACATAATAGTGTCCTCCTAAAAATTATTTCAGCATATCAACGATTTCCTGCTGCGTTTCTTCCTCGTTCAGCAGGTCTTCGCTCGTCATAACGGTTTCTTTGCGGACAGTCACCGCGTTTGCACTGTCAAAGTCAAGGCCTTCGCCAATGCGGACGGCAATAGCGCCGCTCGCGTCACGCTTCAAGCCCTGACCGATGCTTACGCTACCGGTTTCACCCGAACCACCTCCTTTCCCGAACAGGGTTACGGTCGCCTGAATGTCTGCTTCCGGGATGCGCTGAGAAAAGAATCTGATGAAACCATCATGCGTTTCGCACCCGTTCAGGACACCCGCTTTGGTCGTAGTATAGAAGCTGCCGGGAGATACAACGCCAACGGGTACAAGCTCGCTGGTGCTGTCCGACAGTTCTGCATCATAAATGCACTGGTAGTAATCCATACCGCCAGCGTTTTCGTAATCATCCTCGTTGCGGGCGGGCTTCCACCCGTCAGCCGCAAGGGTGAGTTCGTAGGAGCCATAGTAGCCGCCTGTTCCGCCGTCCACCTGTTCCTTGATAAGAGCCTTTACCTGTTCTTCGTTCAGGATTTCCCCGGATTCAGACAGGTTCTTCACGGCTGCGCTGACCGCTGCCGTGATGGTAGTCGCATGGGCACTGGCGTCGGCGTTGTGCTTCTCGATCTCGGCCTTGACCAACTTCATCAACGCCTGCACCTGAGGGTCAACGGTAATGCTGATATTGGCCTTGTTCGACACAGCAAGCAGCGCCGACAGCTCAATCTCAAAATCGCCGTTCACTTTCGTGGACGGGACCTCCACTCCGCGTGCATCCTGCATAATAAACAGGAGTGTTTCTGCATCGTCGTTCAGCCTGCCGTAAACGCCCACCTGATGCATGATGTACGTTTCATCCGCACCGGTGATCTGGATTTTTACCCGCCGAGCCGTCTCACCGCCGCTTTCAACGGTTTCGATGTCCAGCAATTTCAGGTCATGTGTTTCGCCGCTTACCCCGGTTTCCCCCGAGAGGTCTGCGTCAGCCGTACCGGTGCCGCTCACAGCGCGGGTGATTACCAGCGCACCACCGGAGAGAGATTCCGACAGCAGGGCGGCACCGGCGGCGGTGTAGCTAGATTTTTCCCAACTCACGTTGTCTGTCCTCCAATAACAATGTTTATCGCCGTGTGCGACCGTTCAACGGTGCCCGCCGTAAAGGCTCGTGCTTTCACTGCCTTTGCTTCAACGGCACCGGGCAGCGCCACGGCAACCTGCATTTTCGATCTTCCGACCGCACCGGCAACATACGCCTTTGCGCCGATTTCCCGCGGCTTGATCCTACCGGGGACCTTTACGGTGCAGGATGTCGCCATGCCGCTGGGTGCGGCGGCGATATAAGCGGGCGACCGTTCATGCGGTTCGACGATGTAGATGATGTGCTCAAGGTGAGCAGTGCAGCGTTTTGTGTAGCCCAGCAGCTTTTCCATTTCTGCTGCGGTGTGATATGTTTCCTGATCGTCGGTGATGTCAACATACAGTTTCCAGAATCCCGGTGTCCCCCCATACGAGAACCATTCCTCAATTCTGGCTTTTTTGTAAATTGTCTCCACCTGTTCACGAACAGCCTTTACCGTTCCTGCATAACGCTGGATTTCAATTGCGGTTCTTACGAGCTTACGCTTCGTCTCAATATCGGCGGCAGAATCGTACCATTCGATTTTGAGATAGATTGCCATTTGATCCAGCATTCCCTCGCTACAGTTATCCACATCCGAGAACGTCATGCCCGTTGCCAGATATTCCAGCATCCGGCCTTGAAGTTCCCCATATACTGCAGACAGCACCTTTGCCCACGGCTGTTCAGCAACGACCCGCGGCAGTCCATCTGCAATTCTCGCGTCCTGCAGCTTAATCATCCTCGACACCTCCGTAGATGATCGTCGGGGTTCCGCTCAGTTTTGGGATTTGCACTGTTGCTTTTTCCAAATCCGAACCGCCTTCGACTACCATGTAAACCGGTTGTCTAAGCTCTACTCGTTTTACGCCAGCGACACGCAAGCGATAAATCAATTCCATCGGGCTAATGTCCCTCCCGATGGAGCGCTGCCACTGCTGAAATTCCTCAACAGCTTTTGCAACGTTTTCCTGAACAATACTTGCGCCCTTCGCGTTGCCTGCTCCGATATAATAGGTAAAGTCAATTCCGTACTCTACTTCTTCCGGGGCCTTGCAGATTACCTGATCTGTCATGGGGCGTCGAGCTTCGTTCATCAGATATGCTTGCATTTCGCTCATATCCTTTTCACTCGGCATCCTTCCGCCCGTCAGCATGAAAAAGATATACACTGTGCAAGGCTGGCTCCGTGGACTGACTGCAATTGCATTTTCCACATCAGAGCGGAAGCTCATTGCCCAATACTCGTAGGCGTCTCGCGGCCCTGCGCAACTATACGTTGTCGGGGACAGCCAAATCCGCCGGGTCAAGCTATCGTCGCTTTCCGCGTCTGCGCCGCCGCTGGATGTATCCACATTCTCCACTGCCGCAACATAAGGAATGGCGTCTACCAGCGTATCGACAACGCCGATTGGAACGTCGTTTCCACTGGCTCCTACCACCTCGGCTTGCGCCAACACATCAACATAGGTCTCGCCAATGGCAATCTGTGCGTAGGCCGTTGTAGCAAAATAAATACCCGCGGCAGTTCTGACGCGGGTTCCATGTGGAATCATTACAACTGTTTTCTGTTCAGCCGAAAGATTAAATCGGATTGTCACCGTTGCATAGGTTGCCTCGTTCCGTTTCACGCCGAACGGAAGTCCCATATTATCCAGCGCTGCACCCGTCGCTGTTTTCAGCAATGCGCAGCGGGTTCTTTTTTCTGCAACCTGCAACACCATGTAATACAGTTCAGAAATACTTTTCAGCGTAAGAGTGATCGGGTCAGCACTGTGCAACGGCGGGGCCGTTCCATTTACCGCTTTGTAATTTCGGGTGTAAATTTCTGTCACCAGATTATTTACATCCTCAAGCGTCATATTATCCGTGACGCTATACTCCGGGATTTCGGCAAATTCAGCGATATTAGACAATGTTTATCACCACCTTCGGTCGAATGTTTCCCTGCTGGCTGTGGCTGGTTTCATAGCTTACTTCCAGCACTTGTGCCCTCGGTTCGTACTTCTTTGTCTTTCGGATGATTTCTGCCGTGAGCTTCGCTTCGGCAGCTTCGGCTGGTAGGCTCAGGCAGTCCATGTTCAGACCAAACTCTCGGTCAAGTGCCTGTTCACCTTCTCGGCTCCCGTAAAGCGTCTTGAGACAGTTATATACATCCCGTTCTTCTGTGCTTTCGGACGGATTGATCTCTACATCAATATCGCCCAGTATCAGCTTTTCCAGCTCACCGCTCATGTGTACTCCTTTAGCGTCAAGGTCAGCTTTCCGCTTGTCAGTCCCCAGAACCGATGTACCGCGCCCCATTCATCCGCTACTTTTTCAAGCATAAACGGATTTTGAGAAACCGGCCTGTTGTTGATGATGAAGTAGTCTACTGCTCCGGCTTCGCACAAATCCATTAGGGCGTCAAAGACCTTTCGCGGATTTACTCCCAGCCTTGAACTAAGCGTAATGTTGAACTGATACTCTCGCAGGCCGGGACTTACATATTCGCTTTTATCTTTTCCGCCGATCACGCTGTGCGTCGCCCAGTTGCTCGACGTACTTCCACTGATGTTGTCCGGCGTAAGAACTCGCCAACTTGATACTGTAAACACCAGTCCAGCAAAGCTACCGATGCTGCCCCATGCCATAAAGAACACCCCCTCACTTTACCGGGACGCCGGTATTCCCCGAAACAGTATACGGGCCAGCTTTTGCCGACCCGTCATGTTCGTGCTTGTGATTCACAAGGCTTACGCCATTGATTTTGCAGTCGCCAGAGCCGCCCGAAATATTCACCGTTGCTCCTGTGATTTTCACCGTCGTTCCGGTAATTTCAATCGTTCCGCTCTGGCAAACCTTGACGGTCGAAGCCCCGACCTTGAAGGTCACGTCCCCACCAACAGTGAAGTCCAGATTTTTACCGATGGTCTCTTTTGCATTCCCGTCGATTTTTTCTTCATAGTCTCCGCTATCTCCATCGTATTGTTCAAAGGCTTTGCCCTTCTTATCGTTGTAGTCATACCGGTAACGTTGTTTCTTTCCACCGACCGGCTTGTTATCCTCATTCCAGAACGTTCCGATGCACGTTCCCATTTCCTGACTATCGGAATTGTGGAGAACGCAAACCATAGCACCGACAACCGGCATCCGGTACAGCGCATTTGAAACCACACAGATTTCATCGGTCACAGAACCGTCCCGATCTTCATATGCAACTTCAATTGTGCCATCCTCGTAATTCACTTTGGACACTGTGCCAATGCGAATGACGCTGCTCATCGTGTCACCCTCCCACTCTGCTTGCTGAGACCTTCGTCACAAAACCGCCGGATTTATTCATGGTGTGCCCTACACTGTCCATGTAATATTTTCCGTCGATTTTCCCATATCCTTCCACGTCAATACACTGCGTCGCGCAATATGTCAGGTTTCCCATAGTCGTAAAGGAAATGGTTGTAGCCGAATGGTTTTTGTTGTCGATAGCCGCCTGCAGCTGCCGTTTTGCGTCCGCTTCACTTGATGCATACTGGTTTAGCTTCAACATCCGGTCTGCCGTTCCGATTGTCACCTTGATATTCACTTTTTTCTTTTGGTTGGAATAAGTGAACTCGCCTCCGGTGTATGTTCCTGCCAGCGTTGTGTTCCAGCTCAACGAGCCGGGCACAATGTCAATCGGTTTTACCGTTGCTACCGAATCCTTTTTCTTGTACTTTTCACGGTCAAAAATCCAGATTTTGTTCCGGTATGTTTTGAGGATCAGCCCGTATGTGCTGCAAATTTTCTGCAAGAAAGAGCTGTCATTATCGTCCTGTTCTTTCAGAGCGACGCTGACATCCTCTGCATCCATCTTGCATTCCAAGCCGTACCGCCCAGCAATGGTTTCTGCAATGCGTTTGATGCTCGTGTTCTTCCAAACCTGCTCTCTATTTTTTTCATGAAAGCTCGTCCCGTTTGGCCGGGCGACCGCTCCAATCGTCAAAACATCCGGGCAGGCCGAAAAGCTCAGGTCATCAACTACCAGCGTTCCACAATCCAAAACGGTTCTGTCCCCCTGCACAATCCAGTTTGTCGTGCAGAGGGTCGGGTGCAGCACAGCTTCCTTGTCTGGCATCCACGAATTGATCCACTTGTGATCCATTGCGTTCACCTTAATGGAAAGGCTGTCGCTCGAATCCGAACCGCTATCGGTGTATGTGAAGTTTTCCACATCTTTGCGGATGTCGCTTGAAATATCCGTTCCGTCATATTCAAGCGTCAGGAACGCTTGACGCGGCGTAATCATCCTTCACACCTCACCTTTTCCAAGGCGGCAGACTTTCGTCTGTTTTCGCCTTAACTTCCACTTCCGGCGTGGCAAGCACCACCCCGGAATCAAACTTGTACACCTCGATATACTCTCGGTTGGCAGTCATCAGCACATCGGCTTTCAGCTCGTCACCGTAGACAGTTTTTGCAATGCCATCCCAAGTGTCACCGCTCTTTGTCGTGTAAGACATCAGGCTACCTCCTTATGCATACCGGGTTCGATTGTTTTCTCGGTTGTATTTGTCCATAAAGGCTTTGAACTTTTCGTACTCGTCCTCCATAATCGAAGCAATCTTCTGGCGGTCTGCATCACCAGTGATTGTGATGTTCGGGGCAAATACAAACTGCGGAGAGCTTCCGCCGTTTCCGTCGGGTGCAGGTGTATTCTGATATGCGCTCACCGGGATTTCGGACAGCGTGCGCCCGGTATCCCTCGGCGGCAGCACATAAAGCGGCGTTCCGGTGTCTGTAAGAACGCCGTCCTGCCAGCTTGAAAGCACCGTTCCGCCGTTGTAGTTTTTGGCTGCTTCGGTCAGTGCAGTGGTTACAGGGCTGTCACTTCCGAGGTACTTGTTCAGCAGAAGCGGAGCAACATCAGCTGCAATGCTGGTCGCCGCCAGTGCAAGTGAAGCGTCACCAGACATTGAGTTGTTGGCGACCGTCCATAGCATCGACAAAGCGTCGCCGGTGGTTCGGATGCCATTGGAACGCAGTGCGTACTTACCGTATGCTTTGGAGAAATCAATCAGGTTGTCCAGTTTTTCCTTGCTTCCGTCGGTGAAACCGCCGTTTGCAAAATACCGTACACCCGCCGCACGAGTTGCATCCTCGCCAGACACTCCCAGCATCCGGCCTGCACGCACCCAGTTTTCGACGTTGCTATCGTGAACACTAGGCTTGAAGCTGATAACCGCCTCTGTTCCAGCTTCGCCTGCAATGCTGACACCGTGAGTAAAACCGCCGTTCGCAAAGGCAGGCATTGCAACTTCTTTCAGGTTGAAGCCGAATCGTTTTCCACCGAGGGCGTGCACCCAATCAGGCACCGTAAAAGACAATTTGTTCAACGTGCCGATGATTGCATTCGCAACCGTAATCGTCACCGATACAATGCCCTTTATCAACCCGACGATGCCCTGAATAACCGGTTCAATCACCGGCAGTAGTCCGTGGATCACATCGACGACGAGCTTGATTGCGTTTATCAGGGTTGTGCCAACCAGACTGATAATCATGCTTATCAGCGGCGACACTGCGGGGAACAATTCGTTTACAGCGAAGCTCATAATATCAGCCAGCAGCGGCTTAATATGATTCACTCCGAGGTCTACGATCTGTCCAATCAGCCCTTTCACCGATTCGATAATCGGTATCACTGCCCCGAAGGTGGTTCCCACGTCGTCGATACCGAAAATACTCTTTCCGCTCAAGCTCTGCTGGATGTTTTGCAGGTTTTCCAAAGAGAATGCATTGCTCACCGAATCTCGGACGTTGCCTGCAATATCGTGGATTTTACTCGTAAATCCATCAAACATTGCCAGTCCCTTTTCGCCGAACACGTTCCCGACGATCTGGCGGATGTCCTCAAAGTGATCTCCCAGCAGACTGACCACTGCGATGATTCCACCGATTCCGGTAATCACCGGGCCGAAGGTGCCGAGCAATCCCATAAATGCACCGCCCAATTTACCGGCTATCGGGCCTACCGCCGTGTTGGCTAGGCTCAGTCCAGAACCAAGGAACTTGAACGTGTTCCCTGTTCCTTTCGCAATTCCCCCGCCAACGTTTAAGGCAAATTGTCCAGCTTTAGTAGATGCTGCGCGGCCTGCCAGATTTTTTACGCCGCCAATTGCCGTTCCTGCAATGTTTTTTGCTCCGCCCAGCAATCCTTGTCCAAAGCCCATAGCCTTTTGGCCCATGTTCCCTACAAAGCCGCCAAGTTGTGTACCGGCAACTTTTTGGCCGATCCACTTTCCAACGCCGACCGTGTTCTGTATAAAGTCTGTCCCCGCCAGATTTTTTGCAGACCTTGCAACTCTGGCTCCGTATTGCCCTATCGAACTGCCTTTCAACAATCCGATTATTCCGCCGGAAGCCTGTGCCTGCTGAATGCTGCCAAACAGCGCACTCGTTGCCTTTGCCATCCCAGCAGGTGTCTTTGCTCCAAACAGCTTTTTGCTGTTTTGCATTCCAAGGACGCTACCAAGGATGGTGTTCTGCACTCTCTGCCCGAAGCTAGGATTGCTGCCCGCCGGAACAGCGCTGTTTGCCAGCTGTGTTCCAAGTTTTGCAGCCTGCCACAGATTGCCAGCTTTTCCTGCGCCAGACACGCCCTTCTGTACAAGCCCCACAGGGCTTGCCGCCCCGCTTGCAAACTTCGTCGCGCTGGATACCACCTGCAGGATTTGCGGTGCAAACCGCATTCCTGCCCATGCCGTGCCGATACCCGCGATGGTCGTAGCTACCTTATCGCCATTATTCAGCAGATACTCAATTACCTGCCTTACACGTTCTGCAATATCCGGCAGAGCGGCGCGGAGGTCATTCAGCTTTTCGATGCCAAACCCGGCTACATCTTTCAGCACCGGAAGGAAATTATTTCCAACCTCAATGCGGACGGCCCGCCATGCGCTCCCAAGCATCGTCAATACAGATTCAGAGGTTTCGCATTTCAGCATAAACTCTTTATACATACTGCCGTTATACTTAGAAGCATCGCCTACGTCGTCCAGCGTTTTCACAAACAAGTCAAGATTGCCGGTTAGTTTTGCGCCACTCTCAATGGCCCACTGACCGAGCAGAGTTTTCAGATAACCCACTTGCTTGTCTTTCGGCTGAGTACCGATAGCGGTAAACAAACTTTTCAATGCTGCCGGGGCGTCTTTTTGCATATCCTTTGCAAACTGTTCCGCAGTAAATCCCAGCTGTTCAAAAGCCGCAGACTGTGCATCTGTAGCTTTTGAACCCATAGAAAGGTTCGTATACATCCGGCGGATGGATGTTGCCACTTTACCAGAATCAACGCCCATTGCCAGCAGTGCTGTAGAAAGCGCTGCCGTGCTCTGAACATCCATGCCAGCGATTTGACCCAGAGAGCCGGTGTCGTTTACGGTCTGGGCAATTTCAGCGGCGGTCGTTGCGTAGTGGGCACCCAGATAGTTAATCTGGTCTGCCAGCTCCATGACCTGATCGTGGTTCATGTTGAATGCAACTTCCCACTTTGCTGCCCAGTCGCCTGCCTGATCCGCAGAAATATCCATGGCCGTGCCCATTTCGGCAACGTCCTTTAGAAACCCGCCGCTTATTAGGTCATCCATGCTCTTTCCGGACTGACCAGCCGCAGCTGCCAGACGTGTCAGCTCTTTGGCGGTGTACGGAATTTGTGTGCTCAAGTCAAGAATGTCTTTCGACATTTCCGCATAAGCGTCCGTTTTGACCTTTCCGTTCGCGTCCGTCAGACCGCCAACGTACTTCGTCACATCAAGCATTTCGCTTTCAAATGCAACTGCTTCTTTTGTTGCATCTACCAGCCCCGCTGTAATGCCGCTGGCTATGCCCACCGTTACTTTTGCGATATTCGCTGCCAGTTTCGATGCGCCGTTCGCCATACTGCTGAGCTGAGTATTCGCAGACTTTACAGCCTGCGTCAGCGAGTTATCAACGTGACCGCCGATCAAAATAGAAAGCTCTAGGGTTTGATTTTTTGCCACTCCTCCGCCACCTCCTCGTTGATTTCCACCAGCTCACGCACGGGCAGATTCAGGTAGAAATCTGCACTCGTGTGTGTAGCCGTGGCGAGGGCTATCGCCGCCTTTCTGATGGTTTTGTATCCGCCCTTTAGGCGAAAAAATCCTTGTGGTTCACCCCTGCGCGAAGCTGTACAGCCTCCGCCAGCGGCAGGCCGAGGAAGAATGCCACATCCTTACCGGTGGCCATAGATGCGATCAGGCAGCAGTAATAGTAGTTCAGGGTCTTTTCCGCTGCGCGAATATCTTCTTCCTCCATGCGGTTTTCCGCCTGACGGACGTTCATGCCGGTAAGGTTCGCCACGCCTGACAGGTCAACTTCGGTGTATTTTTCGCCCTTGTAGGTGTAGGGCTTGCCGAACTTCATGATGTGGCTGTGCTCGTCCTCGTCGCCATCTTCCTCTGCGGCGGCGCTACGGAGCGACGCCTGAACAGTCTGGCGAACCTTCTTGCTTGCGCCGATGGGAAGCAGCTGGAAAAACTCGATGGGGAGCTTCGTTGCGGCAGCGGCCAGAGCGTCGGTGTATGCAGTCGCAGTTTCAGGGGTAATCATCACGGCCATTTCGCCCTCGTTGTACAGTTTCTTGATGATGAGCACCGCATCCTTGATGGTCAGATCATCCAGACCGGACAGGTCGATCTCGGTATACTCCTTATCATCAAACTTGTACGGGCGGGCCAACTCGATCAGCTTCGGGTTCTTCTTAACCTCAGCGGTCTTGTCCTGTTCTGCGACGGAAGAAACATTCTTTTCCATGGTGGTTTTCCTTTCTGTTCAGATATAAAAATTGACCGCCCCGGTCTTTCGGGGCGGTCGCTTCATTTCTTTGGCGTTAGATCAGCGCGGTAACGTCTGCCAGCATATCCTCGCCCTGAACGCGGTATACGCCGTTCAGCTTGTCGATGGCAATGATTTCCTCGCCGTCGTTCTCGATCATGATGTAGGTCAGTTCCAGCTTAACCTTGGCTTCCATACCCTCGCCCGCCTTGATCTTGCCGGGAGTAAACTCCTTGACGCGGCCAACCTCAACGATGCGCAGGCCCTTATAGGCATAGCCGAGGCTCTTATCCACCGCCTGCTGTGCAACGCGGAAGGTAAGGTTCACCTGACGCTTCGGAGAAAGGACGTTGACAAAGCTCGAATATACGAGGTTGAAGGAAACTTCCTGCTCGATGGATTCAAACTGGCCGATGTTCGGTGCGGAAATCTTACCGAGGATACCAGCGCCGGAAACGTCGATAGTCTCCGAGGTGATCTGCGGCAGAGTGATTTCCGGTGCAGTGCCAATTGCTTTCACGCCGTCAATGTAAACGTTGAAGCTGTTGACGATTTCCGGGGTCAGATTCGTGTCCAGTGCCATTGTTTATTCCTCCTTTCTGGGTTAGCCCGCCAGCGCGGTAGAAATCGCGTTGGGATCAAACTCCACAATTTCCTCGATGTCCTCCGCCGGATTAAACGGAGACATATACTTGTGGAACTTCACCGTGCCATTCAGCAGATCGGTCGTGGGGTTTTCGGATTCGATGTACTGCAGCTCATAGCGGGCGCAAATGCCACGGCTGACAAAGCTGTTGCCGCGCACGTTCTCGCTGTCAACCAGAGCCTCGATCAGGCGCTTGTTCAGCGGGTCGCTGACCTTCTGGAAATAGGTCTGGATGAAGGTGTTATCATCCCAGCAGAAGAACCTGCGGACGCTGAACCAGCGATCCTTCGGGTCAGTGTTGCCGGGATAACAGGCAGTGTTGTTGCCCCACAGACGGAAGCCGTTCATGTTCAGCCACGTTGCAACGCCGAAGGAGTTGACCACATTGGCCTGCTCCTGATCCAGCAGAACTTCCGTTCCATCTTTCAGGCAGGCAGCAGAAATAGAGATAGGCTTGTTATCCGGGCTTACGTTGGGAATATCGCCGTTGTTCGCATCGGTCGCCACGGTCGCCGCAGCAGCCATTGCCGAACCCGCATAGATCACGTCGCCAACCTTTGCGTACAGCCACACAGCGTAGCAATTCGCACTGGTCACAGCCTGCTTTTCCTTCTGACGCTTCACGTCGTCATACTTGGTTGCACCGGCAGTAGAGCTGTCGATGTCCACGATGCACACGCAGTTGAAAACACCGTTGATGTGGCTTGTCTTTGCCTGCAGGCCAGCCGACACCAGTGCATTCTCCGACCAGCCCGGAGCAAGCAGAATGCCGGGGGTCATGTTCAGCTTCGGGAAAATCTGTCGAATGACTTCCATGCCGCTCTCAACACCATCTGCAGTAACCGCACCAACGATGTCTGCCGGGGTAACAGCAGTCGGGTCGATCTGGACACCGCTCACAGTCAGGCTCGTTGCGCTGTCGCCAGCACCGCCGGGGATCACCACGATGTTCACATAACCGTTATCGTCAAATGCTGCGGTGTAGTCCGTACCAGCCGCCAGCGGAGTTTCCTCTGCCTTAACGGTCAGCTTGTCCAGCAGGATGTCCTTTTCCTCCACCACTGCAACGCCGTCATTGACCTGTACAGTTTTTTCCGGCAGATTTTTCTTGTGCTTGTTGGGATCAAGCACGTTAATCAGGATCATCGGCGACACGCCGACGACCTTGAAACTTGCGCCCATGCTCTGGCAGACGGTGTACTTCTCATAATCATCGTCGTAACCCACTGCGGCAGTTGCGCCTGCCAGCGTATTTGCCAGCATGGGGGTATTCGTGCAGTGATACGGATCACTTGCGCGGTTGATCGGCGCAGTGCCGATAACGACCTGCAGGCCAGCAGTTGCCGTCACGGGTGCCACGATACTGGTTCCCTGCTCGGCAACATAAACGCCATGCTTGTATGCCATGTTCTCTCCCTCCTTAGTTCAGTGCCGCTTTCACTGCGGCAAAAAGAATACCCGCGCTGCTCTTGGGGTTCTCAAGAGCCACGCGAGTATCTTTGAATTTATCAAGAGGCACCAGCAGGCCCCTTGCCATCGGTACGGCATCAAGGAAACGGTTCACCGCATCCGGCACCGCCTTACTGTCATGGTACACCGTGTACTGCTTCACCGTGTTTTTTACCGTCGGGCCGCAGTAAACCATCGGCCCATCCTTCTTGACCGGAGTTTCGGTCGCAGCCGCCTTTTCGGTCTGAGTATTTTTTGCATTGCTCATATAAGTTCCTCGATTTCCGGGTTGTTTTCGCTGCTCATGCTCGGACAAGTAACATCCATCTGCACCGTAGCGAAGTAATACGGGCTTGTATCGTCCTGTTGAATTGCGCAGTCAATGGGAAGCAACACGTTGAAATAATCGCCAAAGATGTTGTAGACGCGGAAATGCTGTCCAATATCCTGCATGATGTTGTACAAATCCAGAACGGCGGGAGCTTTTTTATCCCGCACACCTTCCTCTTTGTTGCGAATAGGTGTCTGATATGTGCAAATAATCAGGCTCATGTCCACCATTTCAGGTTCTTCCATCTTATCAATGCTCCAACCTGCTGCCTTGACCAGAATAAACGGAGCCGCTGCAGCCACCGTATCCACATCCTCGTCATTGCCGAAGTCGGTCGGAAATTCAAAATCGAAAATGTTGAGCGGCTTATTTTTGCCTTGACCACTGAATGTCTTTCCTGCAAAGAGCTTGTCCAGTTCTTCATGCAGCTTTTTCACAGCGTCAACCGGTGTGTAATTACTCGCTCTCACTTTGTTTTCCTCCCGGCCTGCGTCAGAATTTTGGATACTTCATGCTGCAGCCGTTCCTGCAAGATAATCTCGCTGTCCGGCTCGACTTCCTCTCTCCATACGGTGCTATGCATCGCACTGGCAGACGGGCTGGACATGGTGTAGAGTTTTTCTACGACGCCATTCTTACTGCGCCATCTGGTCGATTTCGGATTTGCCGCCGGACGACCGATCAACCTCTGCACCATGCCGACGTGCCCACTGTCAAACTTCACAAGAAAGCCCTTGCTTGCCTGTCCCAGCGCCGTATGTCCGCCGGTCAATGCTTCCATCGGCGATTTTTTCAAAACACGCGATGTGTGGAACTCCGGCGACAACACCCAGTCCCTTCCCATATGCGGAACAGACGGGTTCGACTGGAAGTCGCCCAGATCATTTCTCCGGCTGGAAATAAAAATCTCCGCCGTCGGGTTCTGCGTTGTCGCCCTGTTGCGAACTTTCAGCGCATTCAGGTGACGACGGCCAGCAGAATTGACAGCATACCGAAGCCGCGCTTGCCGGATCATCATGTTTTTGGCTCTCGTCGCAGTCTGGTTGACAGCGTTTTTCATGGCCCGCGGGGCCTTATCCCGCATATCTCCCAGTGCACGTTCCACTTCACCGATGTTCGGCACCTGCACGTCATAGATTGCCTTTGCCATTACTGCCGCACCCTCTCCAACGTGACCAGATACAGTCCATGCTCATTTTGACAGCTTTTTATCGTGTAGCTGATTCGGTCGTACTCCATCGGCTTTCCAATCTTTGGAGCAGGGCCATAGTCAGCCGCCCGGATAAAGAACTGCTTTTGCGAGATGTACAAGCCTTGGTCAAAGTTTTGCTTGGCACCGGCTTCCCAGTGTGACTTGCGCTCTTTCAGTCCGGTTTCATACGGCACCACATCAAACGTTTCTCCGTCGATGGTATGCTGTTCTACAAACTCCTGAAAAAACACATCGTCAATATCAGCCATTGCCATTTCCAAAAAGTCGGTCATGGTAATACCTGCTTACTCTGCTGCAGTCTTGCGGCCTTTTCTGCCGGGCTTTTCCTCGGCTTCGGATGCTTCTTCCTGCGTTTCCACATCGTTGCTGTCGGCGTCAGCCTGCTCCACAATGGCCTTAGTTTCCGCATCCAGTTCCGCTTCAGCGGCAACGCCCAATTTCACAAGGCGTTCCGCCTCTGCATCATCAACGCAAACGACCTCGCCCGCCAGAATCAGCTTCGTGGGTGCACCAGCTTTCGCCCGGAAGCCATAGCCGCCGGAAATGATCTGAACGACCTTCATATTCCTGCTCCTTTCTCTTAGCCCACAACGTCAGCTGCATAGATGTAGGGGCAGTAGGTCTTGGGTGCGGCCAGAGGACGGCAGCCCAGACGGAGCTTGCGGGTATCCTTGTCCTGATCCACAACCAGCTTTGCAACACGCTTTGCGGCATAGGTCGTGTAGTCGGTCTTGCCGTAGTCCATCTGAGTAATGGAGCCGTACATCATATGGCCGCAGTCCGGCGCAGTCACCATAGCTGCCGTAGCCGGGAAGTATCTGGCGCTCTTGCCGATCTCGTCCTCATAGGTTTCGTCCACGCTGAACACGTTCAGCATGAAACCGCCGAAGTTTAGCGTACCCATAAACACAACGCCGTCGTACTGGGTGAGCTGCTGGCGAATCTCGCCTACGATGATGCCGCTGTTCTTATCGAGCAGCTGGCGGGTTCTTTCGTCAGTCAGGATGTAGTCGGCCACATCAGTGCCGAGAATCAGGTCTTTTGCAGGCAGACCACGAGCAGACAGCATACGGCACATGGCCTTAACGTCGCCCCAGAAGTCACCACCGTTCTCGTTCCACTTCTTGGAAGCGGTATAGGTATGATCGCTGGTGCCGTCGTAGAACTTCACAACCAGAGAATCGCCCTTGGTTGCACCGTCGATGTACTCCTGCATAACGCAGCCGTTGCCGATCATGGTTTCCGCCGCCATCCATTCCTCGCGGCGGGCAATGCGGTTTTCCATGTCGTTCATGTCGTCTGCCAGCAGGCGGGCGGCACGCTGTGCTTCATCCATGCCCGGATACAGAGCCTCACCGAAGCCACGCTTAGTCAGCTCGTCGAGGGTCAGCAGACGAGACGGGGCGATATAGGCGGGCTTATAGGAATGCACCTCATAGCTCCGGCGACCAATGGGAATGTCGCCCGCTTTCTGATCCACGAATGCCGCCAGCTTACGGTCGCCGCTACGGTACTCGGTCAGAACTTCGTTCGCCTTGAAGATGTCACCTGCCCCGGTGGGGAAATAGCGATCCTTGAAAAAGCTGACCTTCGGGACAATTTCCTCGGAAATTGCCTGAAGGATAACATTATCAAAGAAGTTAATCAGAATTGCCATTGAAACGTCCTCCTGTTACATTTCGACCACAGGCAGCAGAACGATGTCCCGCATCCGCAGTGCGTCTTTGTCTGCCTCGGTCATGGTGTAGCTGTCCTTGACGGTCAGCTTGTCCGGGTTGAAACAGCCTGCCAGATAGACTGCAACGGTTTCATCCATGCTGGCCTTCATAGTCACATCCTCAATCAGGATGCAGTCAGCGGTCAGAGTATCGCCGCCGGACGCCTCGGTTCCCAGAATGTGCAGCTTTCCATCCTTTGCGCTCTTGGCAAACACCGTGCCACGCACAAAGGTGGTTTCTGCTTCCGGGCCAGCAATCACGCCGGGGCCGACGCGCTTTTTCGGGTTCACGCCTGCGATCAGGCCGTCGTACTCAACCTCGCCCAGCTTTTCACTCAGCATTTTTTCAGCCATCGTTTAGCCCTCCTTCTTCGGGTGGAACAGGTTCTTGACCATCGCACGCTTTTCGGCGTCGGTCTGGTTCTTGTTTTTCGTGCCAGTGCCAGAGACACCGTCCGGGGCAGCACCGCCAACGCTGTTTGCGCCGCTGGTATCTGCATCATCTTCGGTATCATCCAGCAGTTTGTGGCCCTTCTTCTTTGCATCCAGCGCCGCACGGTAAGCAAGCTGCTCCGCAGAACAAGCCTTGTCACCATACTTTGCCTCGGCCACCAGATCGGACGGGACTGCATCCGCGATCTCGTCAATGGCAGCCAAACGATCACGCTCCTGCTTCTGTGCCTCCGCATGGGCTTCGTCCACAATCTCTTTCACCAGATCAGGACAGCCGTTGCGCAGTTCATCTGCGTTCTTGAACTCCATGTCGTTACCTCCATCGTTCTTGTCCGGCTTTCCTGCCGGGTCAGTGTTATTTACAAAACCCTCAGTCGTGGCAGGGGCCACCACGGCGCGGTTTCGTACAAATTCAGGGGCATCATCAAATGTGCCCGGAACGGCAATGCTGTTGACAAACAGCGCACCATTCCTGTTTTCGATTTTTGCAGTCTGGTTGCTTTCCGTGATTTCGTCGATGAAGCCATTTTCTTTTGCTTCTGCCGCCGTCCACCACGATGTAGCGTCCATCCACGCCGCCACTTCTTCGACGGTGTGTCCTGTCTTTTTCGCATACTGGTTCAAGACATTGGTGCGCATCACGGTCAGTGCATCCATGAGCTGCTTCAAGCCCTCCATGTCCACAAACCCGTTCGGGTTTACCTTGATGGGGTGGATCATGTAGGTTGCATCCTCTGCCGCCTTGACCACTTTGCAATGGCTGGCGACGATGGTCGCCGCGCTGGCACAGATACCTTCGATTTGCGCTGTCACCGTGCCAAGCCTGTTTTCCAACATTGCGCCAATGGCTTGTGCGGCCCAGACATCCCCGCCGCCGCTGCAAATACGGACAGTCAGGTCATCCATAGCCGGAATCGTCGCAAGGTCTGCGGCGAACGCCTGCGGGGTCACTTCATCACCCCACCAGCTCGTACGGCTAATATCACCGTAAAGCAGAAGTTCCGCCGTGCCGCCGGTCTCGGCTGCATTGCGGAACTCCCAAAACTTCTTGTTACTCGGACTTGCCGGGGTCGCCGCCGCTCCGTTGAGGAACAGCGGTTTGCTGTTGCACTTGTGCTCCCGCAATTTCGTCCACCTCCCGTTTCAGTGCGGCTTCGGCTTTCCGCTGCCGCATATTTGCCTCATAGCTTCCGCCCGTCATCTGAGCGGTTTCCTGTGCCGCCGTGGAGAATCCGCTGTTCACCCGCATCTGGGCTGCTTCGGCTTCATCCTTGGGGTTCAGGTTTGTTCTTGCCGGGCCATTCCAGTTGCAGTTCATGTAGGCCGCTGCAACCGCCGGGTTTGTCAGGAAGCCCGGCGCTTTGATCCGTCCCTTGCACACGGCTTCCCGGAACCATGCCTCATAGACCGGCTGGCAGAAAGAATCCGCGAACCAGTCTCGGTGCATTCCCGTGGTTCTCCAAAATTCATTCAAAGCGCCGCGGGCTGCAGAATAGCTGGTGCTGAACTGCTTGTACAGCACCTCAGACGGAATTTCCAACGCCGCCGCCATCTGCTTTACAATGGCGTTCATGAACGCTTCAAACCCGGTCGTTGGGTGCTTCGGGTCTGCGAACTGCACTTCCTCTCCGGGGTTCAGGTCGATAAACGCGCCCGGTGCCAGCTCCACACTGGTCTTATCAGGCGTATCTACCTGCACATCCGGGGGAAGCATTTCGCCAAACGGCACCTCGTCAGATTGATCCGACTTCTTGATAAACACTGTGAACATCGCGGAGATCACCGCGGCTGTCAGCTCTGCGTCCGTAAAACGCCCAAGCTGTTTCAGGCTTTCCAGCACCGGTGCCAGCAGTGGTACGCCGCGCAGCTGACCGGCACGTTCGCGCTGCATCAGACAGAGAACATTCTGCCGCCCGGTCTTTTTGCCGTAGGCTTCCACTCTTGTCCAGTGCGAGGCCGTCAATCCCGTCACGCTGGTAGACGCCAGCGGGTGCCGGTCGCAAACCCAGTACGCAATGACCATGCCGTCTGCATCGGTTTCAACACCTTGCACGATCTTTTCAACATGATGCTCGTTAATGTCCGTCGGCGAAAGGATGTCCATAAACGCAGGAGAACAAATGCGGTCGGCTTCGATGATCCGCACACGCAGGTCATACGGTACACCGGGCGTCTTTTTGTTCTGCAGGACTGCCCATGAATCACCATTCAGCAGAAATCCCGTAAATGCCAACTGCTGCAACATATAGAAATTGTCGATGCGGTCTGCATCACAGGTCGGCTTATTGGCCCACAGAGCAAATTCTCTTGCGATTTGTTCATTGATTTTCTGGGCTTCCCCGTCTGAAATACCCAAAAATGCGTTGTCGATCTGCGGTGTCGGTGTCAGACCGCCGCACACTACATTGGTGCGCATGGTCTTGATGGCACCGGTTGCCAGCGGGACGCCCATATAAGCGTCCCTGCTCCGCTCTCTCAGGACGCGAAGATTATCTTCGATGTCCTCTTTCGGGCTTCCACCGTGCCACATCCAGCCCCGCATAGATTTCTTGTGCAGACTTGCGCCATAGTTGGAATATCCCGAATTGATTGCCCGTATTGCCGTCTGTGCGGCAACACGTTTTACTGCCCGCTCCGGGGCAATCGCCGTGAGCAGGGTATCGAAGAATCCCATCTTCTACTCTCCTTACAGGTCACGCGGCACAAAATGCCCCATCCGGTTCCGTCCCTTTCTCTGCTGAGAAAGTTCCGTCACCTTGTTCGACCAATAATCAATCCGCTTTCCAATCTGCGTCAGGTCTGCGTAGGTCAATGACCTGTTGCCGATCTGGTAGCTTTGCCCGTGTGTCACCTTTTCCTCGGCGGCAATCCAAAGGTCAAGCTGTTTCTGTGCCGTTTCCAGCGTAATTCCTGCCATTTAGATACCTCCCGAAAGCTGACGACGGCCCCGTGATTTCTTGACCGGCTGGGCAGGCGTTCCGTCTGCATCCGGTTTTTTCAGCACAGGGCGAGAAATAGCAAGAGCCGCGGTTGCGTAATTGCGCAAATCCAGCGGCTCGTTTCGTTTATGCTCTTTATCTTTGATTTCCCAGTATTCTTTCAAATGACCCTTGACGAACCGCACCACTTTCTTCTCAGCTGTTAGGCCCTTGAAGTATTCTTCGGTGTAGCCTGCTTCCTCATTTGACGGGAAGTGGCAGTAGTTCGGGCCGGGCGTCTTGACTTCCAAACGCTGATAGATGGTCGTTTTGCCCGCATCAACGCCCAGAATGAACAGGTCTGCCCGAACACGATTGTTCTTGGACGGGTTGCGGATAAACGGCACTCCTGCGCCGCCCATGCCCTTAATGGCAAAGATGCGCCGGTTGAGCCGTTCCTTTGCAAACCGGTAAACTTCATCGGTGTGGTGTCCACCGGAATCAATGCAGGTCGCCAACAGCGGGTATGCCGTTCCGTCTGCCTTGTGCCATGTCCGAAGTAGAAAGTTGTCCAGATCGTCCCATACCTGATCCGAAAGCATATCGCCGAAGATTTTCTGGTAGCGAACGCCCCAGCTCTCTGTGCCCTCGCCCCAGCCGACCACTTCAACTTCAAAGCGATCATCCTGCACGTCAACACCAGCAGTGAGGTACAGAACATCATCCGGCACCTCTGCGGCGTAGATTTCGCGGCGGTTGAACAGCTCGATGTCCTCCAACTGAATGCCGCGTTCCTCCCACGTCTCGCCCAACTCTGTGTTCACCCAGACCTTCATTTGTTCCGGGTTGCCATGATCGAGGGCAATTTTCGCTTCGATGAACTTCGTCACGATCTCTTTCCAGCCAACAAAGGTTGAAGCCAGCGTGTTCAGGTGGAAGCCTCTGGATTCTGCACCGGGATTGGCGGCAACATACTTACCGTATTTCCCCTGCTCTTTCCAGCGGTATTCATTTGATACACAGCCGCATTCCCTGCAGACATATCCAATTCCCTTGTCGAGGTCGTCTTTGTCGAACTTGACATTCTCCCAAAGGAACGGCTGGTATGCCCCACATTCCGGGCAAGGCACGTTCCATTCTTCTTGTGTAGAAAGTAGGTAGGCGTCCTCAATGCGGCTGTCTCCCTTGATGGTGGGCGTGCTGACCATGACGGTCTTGTAATCCCAAAAGGTCGTCTGGCGTTTCTTTGCCAGATCAAGAGGGTCGCCCTCTGTTCCTGCGCTCTTGGGGTAGCGGTCGATCTCGTCCGCCAGCAGCACTTTGATGGGGCGGCTGGCAAGGCTCGACGGGCTGTTTGCGCCAACAATGGTGATGTGCCCGCCGGGGAAGTTCTTCTTCATGACGGTATTTCCAGCGTACCGGCTTTTGGTATCCACCAGACCGGTAAGCCGGGGCGTGTCCCGGATCATGGGAGCGATACGGTCTTTTGAGAGCGTCTGCCCCATGTCAAGGGTAGGCTGCATACACATCACCGGGCAGGGTGCATAGTCCATGTAGTAGCCCAGCGGGTTCAGAATGAAAGCATCCGTCTTTCCGATCTGCGCCGCCGACATGACGACGACAGAACGGACGTGAGGATCACCGATGGCATCCATGATAGCCCGCTGATACGGGGCTTTCTCGGTGTGCCACCGCCCCGGTTCTGCGCTGGATTCTGCGGACAACACCCGGTATCTGTCCGCCCACTGGCTGACTGTCAGGGGCGGCGGCGGGCGTAGTTTGCTTAGAACCTCGGCGAACAGTTCCACGGTCTGCGGTTCAAGTTTCACGATCCGTTTTTTCTTCACGTTTCGGTTCACCTCTTACGCAGGCTGGGAACATACACAGGATCAGCCTTTGGTGGATGCGTTTGCCCCACGGGCAGTGCTTGCAAGCGCCGCCGGGCTTATCCGGTTTCTCCTCCGTCTTGTTCATCTTCTTCATCATCCTTTGGCGGCTGCAACGCCACCTGATAATTAGAAAATTCCTCCATGATCTCATAGAGGGAACTTTGCAATAAGTCCATGATCTTGCCCTCATCACCGTCCAGCTTGGCAATGTTTGCAGCCAACTTGTTGGGCAGGGCAAGGAGCCTTGAGCGCAGGTTCATAACAACGGTGGTCATGCCAACCGTGATGTCAGATTTCCGGTACAGTTCCCCATTGCGAACTTTATTCTCGGTTTCGGCGGCGATCCGTTTTTCCTTGGTCAGCTTCGCCCGTTCCTCGTTGAGGTCAGCTTTGCCGCCCTCGTCGCCCCGCAGGTAGTTGATGTACCGTCGGACGCTGGAACGCAGGTCGTAAAGGCCGGGGGCCTTTTCTTCCAGCACGCCCTCGTCTCGGAGCTGCCGCACCCGGCGTTCGGACAGGTCGAGATACTGTGCAACGATCTTAGTCGTGTACAGTTTCATCCTCTGTCCCTCCCTCCGGGTCTACATCCACCTCACCGGTCGCCCGCATCTTTGCAATGTCAAGGCGTTCCAGTTCCAGAGCGTACCGTTTTTCAAATTCTTCCTGCTGACGGATTTGTGTGGTCAGGGAAATAATTCTGCCGGAGACCTTGTTCAGGGCCTCCCGCAGCTGGGTCACTCGAACAAAGGCACTGTCCTTGTTATCCATGACCATCTTCTGCACAGCTCCGTCCGCCTGCTTCCCGTCTTTGTCCTTTCCCGGTTTTCGCATATCGGTGATGGATGCAGTGAACAGCTTTTCCGGGTCGCAGCTTTCATACTCTGCGATCCGTTCCATGATGTGCCGCTGCTGAATCCGAAGCAGCTTCAACTCATAAATGTTGTTCTCGTTTGCACCGGTCGGCATTTGATCCAGCCAGTCCCGTTCCTCTTGGCTCAAACGTTCAAGGTGAACCGTGCTATATGCACCGTCCTTCTCTGCGTTGGTGTTTCCGTTCGGCGCACCGCCGCCGGGATTGCCCTTGGCATTCCTCTTGCCCCGGCTGTTTTTGTTTCCGGGCTGTCCCCCGCGCTTGCGCTCCACCGCATCGTCCCATTGGTCAATGCGTTTCCAGTTGCGGACGGTTCCGTATGTCACGCCCAGCTTTTTGGCAAGGTCTTTGAGATTTACTTTCTCGCCCGACCGCCGCCGCTTGATGTACTCAGCCTTGGCGGTGTCGCGCTTGTCGTTCCGCTTCGGCATCCGGCATCACTCCTGCACCCCGTTTCCAAAATACACGCAAAAGAAAAAGCCCCACGACGGAATGTCATGGAGCTTCGCACCTATCACTGTACCGATTATAGCAGGAAAAAGGCATCACGATACATCATTTTGAAAATTTTCTTCAAAAAATCCCCCTAAATTTTTTCAGACCCCCTTCTGGGGAAGGGCAAAAATCCGTTTATACCTAGAAAATTTTCGGGCTTTCGGACCCGTGAATGGAAGAAATTTCCTTCCCAGTACCTTGCCAGTGGCCCGAAAAATGGTAGAAAATGGTATAAACGACCGAAAAATTGGACATTTTCCGCCGTCAAAATGCAGGAAAAATCAGCGGCAAAACCCCGGCGGCGGTGTCCTTTAAGGTATCGCGGGGCGGGCGGTGTGGTGTCATTCTGTCACCGGTTCAGCGCCGCGCCGGTGTGCGGGGCGCTGTCCGCATCGGGGCGGCGCGGTGTGGCGTGGCGGGCGCGGCGGTGTGCGGTGTGGCGTGGCGGGCGCGGCGGTGTGCGGTGTGGTGTGTGGGCGGCGCTGTCCTCTCCTATATAGCTATGTAGGGCGTGCGCGGTGCTGTCCGCATCGGGGCGGCGCGTGGTGTAGTATGGCGGGCGGTGCTGTCCCTCTCCTATATAGCTATGTAGGGCGGGGCGCTGTCCGCATCGGGGCGGCGCGTGGTGTAGTATGGCGGGCGGTGCTGTCCCTCTCCTATATAGCTATGTAGGGCGGGCGGCGTGGTGAAACTGTCGCCCGCATCGCCCCGGCGCGGGCGGTGTGTCTGTCGTCCACATCGGGCGGGCCGTCGTCCGCATCGGGGCGGCGCGGCCTGTCCAGATCGGCGGCGATCTCCCCGGCGGCGGGCGGCATCGAACCGCCCACGGAAAACGCCCCGGAAAAATCGCCCCACGGAAAACAGGCAACAAAAAAGAGGTAAACGCGGCGCGGGCCGTGTCTACCTCTTTTTTCGCGTCATTCTTCCGGGGCGGTCATTCTTCCGGGGTGTCGTCCGGGGCGGGCGGCTGGAATCCATCGCGGGCCATTCTTTCCCGCGTGGCGTTCACGATATACCCCGCCACGCTTTCCCCGGCGTGGGCGGCGGCGGTGTTCAAATCCTCTTCAATTTCTTTCGGGATTCTAATTGATTTTGTCGCAAACTTTGATAAATAGCGGTCGTTCGTTATTCTTTTCTTGTCTGTGAGCGGCATTTTTGTCACCTCTCTTTCTGCCTGTCCTCATTATATCAAATTTTCCCGGAATGCACCATGCAAAAATTGACGGAATGAATCATGCTTTTTTGTGCATTTCGTAAAATTGCATGATTCATGCTTGACACGTTGCATGAATCATGCTATGATGTAGCCACAGCAAAGGAAACACCGCAAAACAGAAAAGAGGTTACATTATGGACGCTGAAAAAATGACGATCACCCTTGACACTGAGGACATGAGAACCGTTCTTGCAAGTGTCGGTTTCGTGGTTTGTGACTGGAAAGAAAAAGCCCGTGATGAAAAGGCGGGCAAGATGGCGCATGAATCCGCCGTGCGGAATGTCGAAATGTGGGAAGCGATTTACCAGAACATTCTCCAGCAGATGAAAAATCAGGGTTTCTAAACCCCGCCGGACACCTCGACGGGCCGCACCGCAAAGCGACCCGATCCCAACGCCCCGCCGGGGTGAATCAAATCAGAAAAGAGGTGAAAAGCATGAATAAACACTTTTTCGAGCTGCCGAAAGCCGTCAAGCGTGCCGTTTGGGCCGCGCTCATGGCTGAATGGGCAAAGAAAAAAGCCGCCAACCGCACCACCGGTTGACAGCTCGCAAGATGGGATTTGAACAGCTCATCTTGCAATGATTTTACCAGTTTCCGCCGGTAAAGTCAAGCGGACACTTTGCAAGGGCTGCACCGCTCAACAAAGCAACCCATGCCCACCACCCCGCCGGGGTAATTCAAAAGAAAAGAGGTTTTGAAGTATGACCACATTCGACCGCAAAATAAACCAGATCGCCGCCCGCCATGGGTGGCGAATCGAGAAGCAGCCCCGCGCCGCTGTCGAGTGCTATATCATCGACGCGGCAACTTATGAGGATGCCGGGAAGATCGCCGCCGCACTGAACCGTTGCAAGGGTTTACACCTTGAAACCCTGTCGCCGCTCCACTATGAATCGTGGGCGGTCAAGGTGTATGACGCTGGACAGATCGCCGCATATCGGGAACGCGAACGGCAAAAAGCCGCCCTTGTTGATGCTTTCTATATGGCATTGAAAGCCAACGGCGGCGACCAGAACGCCGCGAAAGCTGCCCAGCGTGAAAAGGCGGTGCAATGGAACGCCGTCGAAGTGTTCAATGAAATTTACGCATGACCCCCGGATACCTTGACGGGCCGCACCACGAAAAGCGACCCGATCCCACCACCCCGGAAACGTCCGGGAGAAAGCCGAACACACACCACGAAAGCAAAAAGGAGATATGAACCATGAAACGAATCATCACCGCTGCCGCTCTGGCCGCTGCCCTTTTGGCAGGCGCACCCCGCGCCGCTGCTGTCTGTCCCTACACCGTCGGCCCGCTGGGCCGGTACATTGCCCCGGCCGTTGTGCAGGGCATGACCGCCACCGACGACGGGAACGCCGTTGAAGTCTGGTGCACCGACGCGCTGGACGGCGACGACTGGTTTTTTACCGTGGATAACGAAACCGATCTTCGGATTTTTGACCGGGTGCAACTGGTGGTGGATGCCGCCGGAACGCCGGACGATTTCAGCGACGACCGCGTTATTGATGCCCTGTATTGTCACGATTGCGACGGGATCGACGATTGAACGAAAGGAGCGCACAACATGAAAACCCTTGAAGAAATCCGCAACGAATGCCGCAACGAAAACCACGCCGCCCGCCGCCTGTTGTCCGCCGGGTTCCGGCTTGAGGGGTGGGACATGAACACGGGGCGGCGGATCGTCGCCCGCATCACGAACGAGAACACGAACGACGAACAGTGCGCGTTCTACGAGTTTCCCGACTATCAAACCGCCGCCGCTGAACTTCTCGCATGATCCCCGCCGGATACCTTGACGGGCCGCACCGAAAAGCGACCCGATCCCATCCACCCGGCCCCGCCGGGAAGAACCACAACAAAAATTGAAAGGAAGTATTTACCATGACGAACAATCAGATCATCCGCAACGAAGCCGCCCGGCTTGACCCTGCCACCCTGCACGCCATCGCCACCGCGCACCACACCCCGGACGAGATCGCCGCCATTGCCGCCGCTTGCAAAACCACCGACGAGAACGGCAACGAACAGCCCGCCACCGTGGCCGATGTCGAAATCATGCTTGCAGCCGACGAGCTGCACACGTTCGACCACTGGAAGAAAGAGGGTAAGAGCGTCAAAAAGGGTGAAAAGCATCTTGTTTGCTGCTACCTCTGGAAGTACACCACGAAGCCCAGCAAAGAGCAGCGAGAAAAAGCAGCGGCAGAGGGCAAGGAAGCGGCCCCCGATCCGCATTACTACCCCACGAAATCGCACCTGTTCAGTTGCTTACAGGTTGAAAGCAGCAAGCCCGCCCCGGCTGGCCGGTTTGGATCGACCGCTGCAATCATCGAGTATAACAAGAAGCTGGCAGCCGAACGGAAAGCAGCGAAAGCCGCCGCCGAAAAGGCAAAGGCCGAAGCCACCGCCCCGATCATCACCGAAGAACACCACGAGTTGCCGGAACTGGTGCACGTCGATCCGCTGCCCACGAAAAAGGCCACGAAGCGCACCGCCAAAAAGGCCCCGGCAAAGAAAGCCGAAACGAAACCCACCGGGCCGGACATGGAAGAACTGAAAAACGCTTTCGTCAAGAACTATTCCCGCCTGTACCAGACCGACGACGACCACGAGAGCGGCGAGTTTTACGACGCCGTGGACAAGTTCGACGAAATGAGCGCCAACGATTCCCAGTTTGCCGCCACCGTCCAGAAGTTCAATAAATACATGGGCGACCTTATCAGCAGCGACCGCGAAGCCGCCGCGTTTGTAATGGCCCTTGACAATCTGGAAAAGGCAAAGACCCCCGAAATGGTTCCCACCGTGCAGCAGCTTTGCTTTGCATAACACGAAACGGAGACCCCAGCAGGGCCGCACCGCTCAAAGCGGCCCCGCCCCACTTCCCACCGGCACCCCGCCGGGGGATCGTCACGAAACACGAAAAACGAAAACAGGAGGCTTGAATTTATGTCTTGCATGATGCTTTCCCCCGCCCACATCGCCACCGTTGCGCACGGTCTGTCGTACCTGCTCAATCAATCCGAAATGTGCCAGCTTTCCGCCGCCGACGAATTGCGCGACGCGCTGGGCGCTTGCAGATACCCGCACGATTTTCTGTATGACGACCGCCGAATCTACCCCGTTCTGTACCGGCACAACGAAGCGGCGTATGAAGGGCGCTATAAGGTCGAGCCGGACGAAACCGACGAAGTGCCAGCCATGCCGGACAATGTGCCGCACCTGCTGCACCGTCTGGACTACAACAAGCATTATTTTCTCGATGCTGATTTCTTCAAATTCCTGAAGCTGCTTGACTGCTTCATTTACCAGTGCGAAGAACAGGCCACGGCAGACACGAATTTACAGAAAGCGCTTATAAAGACTTCAAACCACCTGTATGCATTCGCCGCCCAGCAGAATGCAGCGTACAACGCCGCGCCGTGGTGCATCTGATCCGCGCCGGATACCTTGACGGGCCGCACCGTAAAGCGACCCGATCCCAGCCAAAAGGCACAACACAAAACACGAAAAGGAGCAAACGAATTATGACAACATACTATCCCATCAACGAAAATCTGGCCCGTGCTTCCCACGATATGCGCAGCATGAGCACCTACCCGGACGGCTACGCAACCAGAGAATACCGTGCCAGCGTGGACAAAGCCGCCGCTCTGGTCGAAGAAAAGAAGCAGAAAGTCAGCCCATACTATCACGAAAAGCTGGACGCGCTGCTTGACAGCTACGCCCGCCGCCTTGCACAGTGGACGGACGACCACAACCGGAACGGCGCAAGCTGCCCCTCTGTGCTTGTGTGCGGTGCTGGCAACTTCCCGGTGCGGAAGAAGCAGAAGCAGAACGCCCGCGAGGATACGCTTTGGCACGAATATGAAGAAATCGAAGCCATCTTGACGAAAATCAAGGCGGTTGGCACCGGCCCCGTTGATCTGGCCGACCCCCACGCCCGCGAACTGCTCACGGATCAGCTGAACAAAGAGCAAGACCTTCTCGAATATTGCAAGGGTGCCAATGCCTATTACCGGAAGCACAAAACCTTGCGCGGCTATTCCAACATGAGCGACGCGGCAGCCGACGCGCTCACCAACCCGGACGCCTTTTCAATGAGCCTGTACCGCAAGCCCTACGGCGATTTTGAGTTAACCAGTATCCGCGGCAAGATCAAGCGGATTCAGACCCGCCTTGACGAACTCGACAAGGTACAGGCCACCGCTGCATCCGGCCCCGTTGAGGATCAGCACGACGGCTACACCTACCGGGAGAACAACGAAATCATGCGCGTGCAATTCATCTTTCCCGGAAAGCCGGACGACGAAACCCTCGCCATGCTCAAAGAGAACGGTTTCCGATGGGCACCCAGTCAGGGCGCTTGGCAGCGCCAACTTACCGCAAACGCAAAATATGCAGCGCACCGCGTCATGGAGTTTCTGGACGGCAACGAAAGCGAATAATAAAGGCGGACACCCCAGCAGGGCCGCACCGCACGAAAGCGGCCCCGCCCCATCTTCCCGGCATAAATGTCGGGAACATCACGAAAACGAAAAGGAGCTATGAACCATGACAGCCAAACAGCAAAGCACCGAATCCGGCGGCGGTCTGCGCACCGTCACCCTCACCGCTGACCAGTGGAACACCCTGTATTTCTACCTTCTCACTTCCACGAAGTACCGCAACGGCGAAATTGAAGCGTGGGAAAGGCTGGCCCTTGAAACGAACGAGGACGGTTCCCCAAAGTTCATCCACGCCGCCGACAATGCGCGTTATCTCCGGGATCAGGAAAAGACGCTGCACGAAATCGCACAAAGCATCTGCTGACAACCCGACCCGCCGGGGAAAATAGGAGAATTGACTTCATTTTGTAGTCGGTTGAATGCCGATCCACTGCCCCGCCGGGGTGAATCACGAAAGGACGAAACGAATGTACTACTTCATTTACTGCAAAGGCCCCAACGAAAAGCGCTTCACGCTTTGCAATCCATGGAAAGGCACCCGCGGCATGGGCAAGGTATACGCGCCGCGCTTCCTCAAGGAGCAAGCCGACTATGCCGTTGCATGGATGACCGAGCACAACCCCGGCTTTATCTTCCAGCGCCGCCCGGCACGCTGAACATCACCACCACGAAAAGGAGCAACGAACCATGACAACCAACGAACGCTTTCTCTCAGTCCTGCACAGGATCACTTCCTGCCGCCACTTAGCCACCGTCAACATAACGATCTGGAACGGGCGCATTGAAGTCCGGCATACCGTTTTCGATGAAATGTACATCCTGCGCAGCTTTCCCCTGCCCAACACCCACAACGAATATTGCGCCTGCATGGCGGCTGCCTGCCGGTGTCTGTCCGACAAGCTGCTTTCGTGGGCAAGCGAGTACGACCACGGCAACGACGTTCTGAACAAGCAGTACGACACTGTGAACAAAGCCTTTCGCAAGCGCTTAGAGGAACAAGAATGACCCGCGCCCCGGTTCCATGCCGGGGCATCTTGTGATATACTTTCACTAACGAAATTGGACTTTTCAAGCACGAAAAGTTCAATTCCAGCAACGAATTTGCAAAAAAGGGGGCATTTTTACGAACGAAGTCGAATTTTTTGCACCTTGGCGTCTGGTTGCCAGTTTTGCCGACGGCACACGCGCCACGTTCGACGGACTGACCGAGGAACAGGCCCACGCCGCAATGGAAGCCGCCCAGACCGAGCACGGCGACATTGGCTATTGGAACCGTGTCACGGATGTAAACTATGAGGACGGCCAGTATTGCGGCACCCTGCAGGAACCGCCCACGGTTCATGTTGTGGATTTTTCCGGGTATGACGGGCCGCTGGACGAAAACGGCTTTCCTGTTGGCCTGCCGAACGAAATCGCCGAGTACATGAAGCAGCACGGCGAACCGCCCACTGTTCCGAAAATCATCATCAAGAAAAACGAACCATAAACGCACGAAATCCCTCGACGGAATTACCCGCCGGGGGATTTCTGTTTTTGACGATTCGCAAGTTTGTTTTTCTGAGCGGTTCGGAGGTTTCGCGGAAGCCCTTCATTCTGCACGCGCATAAATTCGCTTCATTCTCTACCCTATAGTGTCTTTCCGGCACGAATTAAGATCGCTGAAGTTCGATTCTAAGGGCCTGTTTTTGCAGGTTTTCTATCAAAAATCAGGCATAAGCCATTTTACAGCCCCTTTTAATCGCGCGCGTCATACGCGCGTGAGAGCAGTTCTTCGACCATCGGGACTTCATCCAGCATGGAACCCAGAACGACCAGCGCGAACTTTTCCCACCGCTGGGCTGTGATCTCTGTTTTTCTCAGTTCGCGGGCTATGGTTTTCCAGCCTTTTTGTAACGACGGATCACTGTAGACATACCGCCCGCACAGGATCGTTTTGTAACGACTGTTCAGCCGGTCTAATTGTCCCCGGATCGTGGTCTGATCTGCACGGAGAACATCCTGCCGAACACGAAGTTCATTTTCCCGGCGCTGGCACTCCACATCATCAGCCAGCTTCACAGCCAGCGACGCGGTACTATCTCCCGGCGTGCTGCCGTGCGGCATACCGTCCATAGCAATGCCCTTGATGGGATTGTAGCGGTCTCGCAGTTCTGCCAGCTCAATGTTGACATCATCAAGCTGTGCTTCAATCCCGCCAAAGTAGCGCAAAATCATTTTCGTTTCTTCTGCCTGCATTTTGCCCTCCTACGCTCCGTACCGTCAAAATTCTGTCGAGAAGATAGGCCCTGCACCGGGCACACGCGCAACCTCCGTACTGCCGCCGGTCATCTGGGCGACACACCGGCCCAGTTTGGTATACGCCACATACTCCCCGTCTTTTGCCCATTCGAGGAACTGTTCATAGTTTTTTCTGGCTTCTTCCACGGTGCTGTTGATCTGGGCACGATCATAGCCCATAGAATCCAGCGCTTCGATGAAGAACCGGATCACGAGATCACCAGCGGCACGCCGTTCGGCCAGCGCGTCTTTTTCACGCTGTTTGCGCGGGTATTGTCCCGCCGGGAGGACAAACGGCTTATCCAGCATCGGTGCTGTGCGCTCTCTCAGCTTCTCGCGGGCTTTCGGCTGCCCATATGCGCTCATTTCAACCGTGTATACCTCTGCCCGGTGGTTCATTTCCGTGCAAAGCCGCTCCTGCTTGTCCCGGTTGAAATCTAGCGTGTCATTGGCGGCGATCATGGTGCAGTAGCTCACCACCTCGCCAACGGCCTGCCGGTTCAGCGTCAGGTTCTTTCTGGTGTTTACCTTTTCGGCGCACCGGGCAAAGGCATTCTGTGCCATATGCATAGACACTGCCCTTGGGATTCCTCTGCTCATGATGTTTCATCCTTTCCTTTCGGTCTGTTGGGCGCACTTCTTCCATGCTTTGATTTCTGCTGCAGTATCAGGGGTAATGTGTTCCACAAAGCGCCAGCCCCGCGGCTCCGCCACAAGGTCGATGAACATACGGCGGCGGTGGATGTAATCGCGCTGCTGCCGCCGGGTGAATTTGCTTTTCACCTCTACAACCTCAACTGTGCCATCTGCATAAGTCAGCACAAAATCTGGGGTATAGTGCATCGCCGGTAGTTTCACATTGCCGTATTCTTTTTCGGGCAGCATGGTAAACCTGCGGTGCGATTCCACCTTCACGATCTCCCCGCGCTGGACTTTTGGCAGAATCATTCCCATGTAGTAGTCGTACTCGCCCCTGCTGTCAAACTCCCGTCCTGTTTTCTTGGCGGCTACAGCCACGGCTTCCAGCGTCGGTGCTTTTGCTCTGCATCTGGCCGCAATCTGTGCTTCCGCCTGTGCCCGATACTTTGGTGGCAGGTCAGAAAGTTCCATCCTCATACTCAAGGCCGGTTCCTCCTGTTCTGCTGCATCCCAGTCTCTTTGCGATATAGGCGCACGATCAGGTGCCGGGTGTTGTTGCCGGTGATTATGGGTTCGCAGTAGTGCAGGGTGTATCCGGGGTACATCTTCTCCCAGAATGCACGATCTTCCAGACGGTTCTCGCAAACATCTTTCAACTTGGTGCGGCTCATTTTCCCATCGTTCGGGCGGGGCATTTTCGGCGGTTTCAGCCCGCGGCTCTGCCGCCAATGGCGCTTGCACCTCACATTCTTCATGATGTACTTTGCAAGGCTCGTGATGTAGCCATGATCGAAGTGTAGAGGTTCGCAACGGGCCATGCCGCGCCCGCTCCACGCTTCCTCTACCATTTCACGGGTCAGACCGTAAACGCGCTGCATAATGACATGGTGATGGTGCTTTCCCACCCACACCCCGTCAACATACGTCGAGTATTCATGCACGACGATCCACTTCGGGTGCCGAATGCCTTTTTTATCGCACATCCGGTATAGCTTTTTCATGGCGGCGGAAAAATCCTTATCCACACGCTTTGTGTCCGCCGGGTCGGGCCGGTGTTCATCGTCATAGGTGTATGTAACAGAATAATCGCTCTTGTGGAAGTTGCGCTGAACCAACAGCTCTAAATACCGTCCACTTTTTCGCAAATTGTACGCTTCCTTCGCAATGGAGCTTGCCAGCTCTTTTTTCTTGCGGGTGCTGGCCTTGTGCTGCTGTTCCGTGATCTCGAAAAAATCCACCTGCATGGTGTCAGCCGTGGCATAGTCTTTGCCGCAGATAAATTTTTGCTCTCGTACTCTGAATCCCGCGGTCATACTCTCCACGTCCTCCTTTCCGTACACGTCATGGAATTTTCTGAATCTTGAACCACAAACACGAGAAGGGAACGATGCAGAGGAACAACACCGGGCCGCGTTCCCTACGATTCTGCTTCCGGCAAGCCATCAGAACGCTGCCCTCGTTTTCCCTCTGCACTCCCTTTCCCCGCCGGGGGAAAGCTCCTGTTTTTCTCTGATTTCTCAGAATGTCCCTTAGTTTAGCTCCGATATACAAGCCCCTTGCCGCCTCGTCAGGGCGGCAATTTAACGACGGACGCTCTTTATATATAAGGTAGAGGGCTTGTCTTGCTTATTTCAGCAGGGCGAATTTGAACCAATCCGGCAGGTCGGATGCTGCAATAAAATACTTTACCACCAGCACCACGGCAAGAATAATCACCGGTGCCAGCAGGTACAGCCAGCCGATAGCGTAAGCGCCGAACTCACTTTTCTTCTTTTTCATCACTATCTTCCCTTCCTTCCCACACAGGGCAGCTATCTTCCGGGTCTGTGAAATCCGCCCGATGCTCAGAATTTCCATTGAAGCACACCCATGAAAAGTTATCATGCCATGCGCAGGTGAAACACTCTTTTTCCATCACTCACGTTCCTCCCAGTTCCAGCAGGAAGCTTCCCGGCCTGTCACGGGCTGAGAATGATGTTTGTTGAAACACGTCCCGTCCTGCAAATGCCACCTGCAAAATTCACAGCTTTTGTGTGAAGTGACTTTTGCGCCGCACTCTGGGCAGTGCTTAAACGTGTACTCGCAAAGTTCTTTCTCCCCGTCGTCCGGGTCGATTTTGATTTGCTTCCAGTCCTCAACGTGAATGCCGCACTTGTGGCAAATAAATTCGTCGCAGTCTATGTAGTCCCGGTTCTCGTTGTATGTCAGCGGTTGCAGGCTCTCCGGGGCAATGGTCGGTTCGGCATTCAAACTGCCCTCGATCATCTGCACTACACTGGTTTTGATTTTCCCGTGTGTCAGCTCCCCTTTCAGTGCATACTCTATGTTCTTGAGTACCTGCATGAAATGGTTTGCATCAACCAGACGTTTTTCTTTCATTTTCTTTTCCCGCTTTCTTTCTGGGCGTTCGCTTCTTCTTTGGCAAATCCGGTATCGTCACCACAATATCCCTTTGTTTCTCCATTTCCGCCGGGATTGCCTCGACCAGACTTTTGAATTTTTGCAAGGTTTGAACCTCCGTCGCCGCGAAAATGAACTGCGCCAGTTCTTCCGGTGTTCCCTGCTGGACGGAATGACCGTCCGGGTATGTTGTGATCGTCATTTTTCTTCGCCTTTCAGTTTCAGTTCCACTTTCGGCATGGGCTGATCCGAACGGTTCATCGGTTCATAGAAATCGACCCACTGTCCACCCTCCGGGAAGTCGTGCCACGCAAGCGCGTACCGGATCGTCAGCCAGACGGTTTCTGCCCGGTATGCTCCCTTCATGGTCGTGTCGATAGATGCAGGCGGAACGTTCTGCTTCCAAAGTGCGTCCATGCCCTGCCGCATCTGGTTACGAAGCCGCATACACTTGAGAAAATCCGCTTCGTGGTCTTTATGAAACTGCTTTCGTTCTTCGGTCGTGTGGCACCGCTTTTCCATCTTGTCCACATAATCCCAGCAGCAAACCTCATTGGTGAAGTCCTCAAACTGGCCCATGCGGAACCGGAGGTATTCTTCGCACGCCTGCTTCACGGCCTGTGCTGTCTCCCGGCTCATGGTGATGGTCACGGCCTCAACCTCTGCCGGGGTCTTATTTTTTGTTACCATTCTGTCACCTCAACAAATCCTGACAGCCGGGGCACCGTAGCCATCCCGTACCAGAACCCCCTCTTTTTCCGTAAAAAACATTGTCGTCTTGAACGGAAAGTTTGCTCTGTCGATGCCAGCTTCGGCGGCAGCATCGGCCAGCATTTTGCACGGGCCGTAATCACTCCCGATGGAAAAGCCGAAAGCTTGAATGCTTTTCGCGTATTCCTCAATGCTTTTTGCCAATGCCGCCTTGAATGTGTTCAGCTGATCCAGCGTAACGCTCTGTCGCATCGTATCCGCAAGGAAGCACACTGCAACAGAGGTAAAGCTATCGTCTCCGTTGCTATGCGGCTGGTGATCCATCAGCTTTCCAGCCCACCAGCTGACAGCCTTTTCAATATCATCCTTTGCCAAAATCATACCGTTTCCACGCCTTTCTTTTTCAGAGGTTCAGGCCCCGTTCCATAGTCCGGCACCCAGCCGCCCGGCCAGTCGTGCCGCTGGCTGCGTTCGTATTTCTTGACCATTGCGGCCAGCTGAATAGCTTCCACCGCTGCGTGGATTGCCACATCATAAATGAGATTCAGGTGCTCCCGCTTCATGGGTTCGTTTCTCTTGACATCTCGCCACAGCCGGATTGTCAAGCCAAAGTGGAGCTTCCGCACCTCGTCTATCAGTTCGTCCAGTTCTTCCCGGATCACCGCATACCCTTCATGCGGACTTGCGAACATCCGAAAGCGGCGGTTTGCTGCCGCCAGCTCCTTCTTTGCCAGAGCACGGACATCTTTTGTGATAACGTCCATGGTTATTCCTCCGCCCGGCTCTTGATTTCAGCCAGCAGATCATCCAATGGAACATCGGCGAGGCAAAACCCGGCTTCTCCTTCATCCTCGGTAGAGACCCAGAGTGTAGAGGGAAAGTACAAAGCGGGGCGAACACCATAGGAGTCGTAGTACCAGTAGTTGCCGTTGGAGCCACCGGTGACGACGCCCCAGACGTCGCCGTCACCGTCGGTGAGCGGAGAGCAATTCGGCGTACCGTAAGGCGTCGCCAACCACCACGGCGTATCTACCTTCGGGATCAGCCGCCAATACTTTCCATACTGACGCAGGGTCAACAGGCCGATTCTGTATTCAACGGTTCCGTATTCGGTCTGTCCGGTTGTGTCCTGCAGGTCGATCTTGAACGGAATAAAAGTATCCAGCGGCGTACCCTTCTCGGTAAACTCTGCCAGACAGTTACCCAGATACTTCATAACATCGCTCCGGCGCAGATCGTTGGGACACTCCGGGTCGTCGCCGTCACGGAACGGCATTTTCGTCCAAATGTCCTTTGCCAGCACCAGACAATCGTGTTCGTCTGCATCCAGCTTCACAAACTCTTTGCCCAGCGCCTTGAAGATGCCGCCATTTTTCACATTGCCCAAAGTTGTGCTTTTCAAAATCTTGCTCATGGTCGTTTCTCCTTCTTATTACTCCTGCTGCTCGGAATCCTTTTCGGTGTTCAAATCATCGAACGTCTGTTCCGGTTCTTCCTGTTCACCGATGTGAGTTTCTGCCAGCATTGCAACCAGTTCTTGCAGCTTTGCTTCTGCGTAGTCCGGCACCGTATATGCCATAACGGCGGCTCGTACCCTCATGCCGTTCTTCACGACATAATAAACCGTTCCGTCGGTTTGTTTTCTCTGGTAATAGCGGATAAAACCGTTATTCTTAATTTCATCCTCCAGCGGCGCAAGGTGCGACTGACAGATAATGCCGACCATGTGGCGATCCTCGGTCACAAGCGGGATAAGGATTTCTCCACTGCAGTAAATACCGATGCCCAGTTTCTTCACTTCGACTTCATCCTTAATTGTGTCGTCAAGATTGAAACCCTGAAAATCAATTTTGTATGCACAGTCGAAGTCGTTGTAAACCACCTTTTCGATCATGGTATCCTCGCTGATTCCCAGCATAGCGCCCATCTGGTTACGGTTCAGCGGACGCGGGAAACCGGTAGCGCAGTAAATCGCCGACGCAGTTCCAATGTAGAAATCATCACTCTCGTCGTTATGGAAAACATTGCAGACAAGCTGCCGCTTGACCATCTTTGTCAGCCCTGAAAGTTTCATCTTCTGACCACCTCCACGTCCGGTTTTTCCGTTTCCCTAAACCTCGGATAAAAGGTCATTGCGCACATCCGTGCCTCACGGAGTGCTGCATCTGAGCTTTTTGCGTCCAGCTTGTACGGTAGCTGCATCTTGTTTTTCGTGTAGCTGTCAATGCCGAACAGCATGATGCTGAACTTTGCCATTTTCTACTCCCTTCTGCTTAGTTTCTTTCGGCGGGCACTTCCGGGCTTGAACCGGGCGGGGCCTATTCCCTGTGCTCACATAAAAAGGAGCCGCCGCGCCGGGCGGCTCCAAAAGGTCAGTTGATGCCGTTGATAATTGGAATGCTGTTACCGTCGCCAACGTAGGCAGGCAGTTCACCGTTCCAGCGGGATTCCACATCGGTGATTTTGTAATATTCCAGCAGGTTGCTGTTCAGGCTGTCGTTCAAGGCGCGGTTTGCTTCCGCCTTTTTCTCTGCAACGTACAGCTCTGCGTCCGCTGCAACCTTAGACTTTTCCGCTTCCGCATTGGCTGCGATCAGGTCAGCGTCCGCCGTGGCCTGTGCTTCGACACGGCGCTTGTCGGCGTCCGTCTCGGCCTTTTCCTTCTCCTGCTGGGCCTTGACCTTCGCTTCCACCGCATCGGTGAAGGTATCGGTGAAGTCAAAATTGGTTACGCTGATATACTGCAGGTCGATGTTGTACTGTGCCAGCACTTCCCGCAGTTTCGTGTCCATCTGGGAAGCGACTGCATCCCGGTTGGAAATCAGGCTGCTTGCATCGTAGTGGGCAACTACAGCTTTCACCGTTTCAAGGACACGGGGAGTAATCAGGGTGTCCTCATACTTTTTGCCGACCTCTTTGTAGATGGTCATTGCATTTGCCTGATTGATCCGGTAGCCAACCGCCACACTGGTGGAGACTTCCTGAATGTCAGAACTGAACGCTGACAAGTCCATGCTCATTTCCTGAACACGGTTATCCATCTTCACGATGGACTGCCACGGGGCCTTGAACACCACACCTGCGTCCTTCGTGCCATCCTCGACTTTGCCAAAGGTTGTGACGATGCCGGTATAACCGGTAGGGACATAGGACACACAGGAAATGCCGATAAAAATGACGGCCACCACCGCCGGGATGATTGCAGCTCTTTTTGCATCATCCGAGAAAATCAGGACTGCCAGCGCAATCAGTGCAAACAGTGCGCCGATAATAAAAAGAATCATATTTCCTCGCTTTCGCTCATTTGCTTATGTATGGGCGAAAGCTGGATTAAATCGGATCGTGGTAAATAGGGACGCCACTTTGATAATCCCATTACAGGAAGCTCACCTGCCCCTCTGGATTCTTATTTTTCGTTTCGCGCGGCTTGTAGTCCTTTTCTTCGTTCAGGACATCAACCGGATTAAATTCAAACTGCTTGCAGCGGTTCGGGCTGACAATTTTCTTTTTATCCCGGATTTCTTTTCTTGCTTCACAGTAAATTAGATCGTCGTCCTGCAGGGACGCCAGTGAACAATATCTGCAATACTGGGTCATTTCACAGCTCCAATGCGTCGATAATCTCCGCTACCATATCATTTAGAAAAGCAGCAAGCCTACGCAGAAGTGACCTTTTGGGCTGGTTGTCGTTCGGCTTGCGGCTGTCGTTCTCAATTTCAATTCCGACAACATAGTTATTGTCTCCGACAACCGTTTGCTGGATTTGAATTGCATTATTTCCTGCCTTTTGAGACTGCTTCACATCCATACTTCGTCCCTCTCGTATTGATCTTTCAGGGCAAAGTAAGTATCGAAAATGAGCTTGTGCCCCGTCCCGGACGTTTCATGCTCGACCACTTCCCTGACGGGTAAAGTCACCCTTTCGCCAAATCGTCCCTTGAAAATTCTCATTTCAAGCGATCCATCCCGGATGTTTCGCATATATTCAAACCCATACCCATCCTTCTGGGCCTCTGCTGCAACTTCTTCCAGCGCTCTTTTTATCTTCACCGCTCACCCTCCAAGCGTCGGATCAGGGCATTCCCATTTGTAGTCCTTAAATTTGATTCTCCGGTTCGTGACAAGTCTGCCCTCCACGATCTCAATTTCCCTGTTGAACTCCAAACCCATTTCATATCCATACACGCGGAAATCCACATTGTACTTTTTGGACATTTCAATGTAGGGCGTTTCATCAACGTTCCATGCTGCTTTCATGCTTACAACAAGGATCGGCTTTTCATCTTCTCTGTAAGAATCCCCGTAGACCCCCTTTTCAACAAAGTTTCTTTTCGTTCCTTCGATATAAGCGTCCTCGATCGTATCCAAACGCATCTCGCGGGCTTTCGGATCATGTTCAAATACGACAGCGTCATCTACAAGTTCATCTTCGTATGAGCCATCTCTAAACCACTTTGTGAAGTAGCAGTGCAGGCATTCTTCCACCCACCGCTTAATATCTTCCGGCTTTCCGCGGATTTTAAGTTTTCCTTTTACCCAGTTCGCCATAGTTTATTCCTCCTTCAAAACCCATACTCTATGATTTCCACAGCCGTTCCACTTCTCGGCATTCTCGTGAGTGTCCACAGCTACATCAAGGTGTTTTCCCTGAATGGCGGCTCCTTTGTCCTGCACAATGCGGATTCCTACGCCCTCAATGTACAGAACCGTTCCATACGGAAAGATGGACGTGTCCGCTGCCACAGTGACGCCTGCCTGTATAGGCTGGCCGCTGGCCGTAATTCCGTGTCCTTCTCCGCAGATATGTTCGTACTGTTCTGTGCAATATGCCGTGCAGAAAAATGTACCTGCCTCTGTCAGCTCGATTTTCCTGTCCGCTGTTTCATCAAGGCGAATTTGCAGAGAATCAATAACTTCTTCGTCCTCTACAGCCCGGTCAAGCCAGTTCTGGGCACGGCTTGCGTAAATATCCCGCTGGGTCTCAAGGTCTGCAATACGGCCTTTCAGTACGCCGACCTTTGCGCTGTTGACGATCTCAGCCGCGAAGAACAGCACCAGAATTGCTTTCATTTTCCGTGTCATTTCCAAACCACCTTTTTGTTACTGCAATTGGAAATTCTTCAATTTCAGACGCCCACACTGCTGTACCTGCTCCATATGCCGTCTCCCACACAAGCGGGAAACCGCCAATTCCATCAAACAGGCTTCCCAGTGTTGGCTTATCTTTCAGGTATGGCCGCATCTTCTGGGCAATCCAGAACCACTGCGGAAGGGCAATGCTGTTTCCCAGTGCCTTATAGCGCGGCGTATCTGCCGGTTTATGCTTTTTTCCTTTGGTGTCCGTCCATTCCCCGATGTCTGTCCATCCGTCCGGGTATCCCTGCAGGCGCTCACATTCCGTCGGGGTCAATCTTCGGACGATCCAGCGCACGACACGTTCCGCCACAAGGCATTCCCCACCGTTTCCGATATTTCCCGTTTTCGCTTTCAGTGTTGCACTGCTGTCGCTTTCCTTGTATGTAGAGAAAGTCTGCTCGCTATAGGTTTTTCTTTCAGCAACCTGCGGCCCCGCTGTCGTCCCGGTATTCTTGCAACTCAAGGCTGCCGCCTTGCTTCCGGTAACAGCTCCGTTGTACAGATCGACCGCAATAGCCGTATAGTCTGTGACGCGGCTCTCATGATCCCCGGTAATGGTCGGAACTGTCTTACCGTTGCCATTTCCACGAGCGTCAAAGACGATTGGCTGGAAAAGGGTCTGGTCTTGAAGCGTCGAGAGCGTTCCCGTCTTTTCTGTCTGCACCAGTGCGCCTTTCCCGCCTCCTGCACATCCCGAACGGATTTTCAGGGTGTAGGCTGCCTCCCCTGCCACCACTCGATCATGTCCAGCAGGGCAGTTTTGAGTAAATCCGGTAACGCTTTGCCACGTCGGGATGCTCTTGTCAGGATTCCCTGACAGGCCCGTGCGCTCAAAAAGTATCTCTGCGGCACATTGACCTCTAAAATCTGCGACAACTGCGATACGCTTTCTACGCTGGGGCACTCCCCAACGTTCAGCGTTGAGCAACCGCCATGCCAGAGACCAGCCGTTTCCGATGATTGCTCCGGCCTTGCACCATCGTCCCCCCCCCCGCAGGTCGAGGAATTGAAACGTCTGGTTGTGCCGCGTGGGCAAGTTTTTCCAGCACGGTTCTGAAATCTTCTCCGCCGTTTGAGCTGAAAGCTCCGGGAACATTTTCCCAGATAGCGAAAGCTGGATACATTCCATTTGTGGCAACCCTCATTTCTACAATAACTCTTATGGCTTCTGTGAACAGACCGGAATTTTTCCCCTCAAGGCCAGCTCTCAAGCCTGCCATGGACAAATCCTGACAAGGCGAACCAAACGTGATGCAGTCCACGGGTTCAATCTGGTCTCCATGGATTTTAGTAATGTCGCCCAAATGAATCATTCTTCTGCCTCTTTAGATTTAATTGCCATCCACCACAGTGCGGCATGAAGCGCGAAGCCCGGACAAGCCTGAACCGTTACCTGACTTGCCACAACCTTAATCGCTTCTTCGATTTCTTCTTGTTTCGGCATTGTCGCGTGAAGGAATCTCGCCTGTGCAATTTTCTCCAAAATCCTTATTGCATCGACGTAAAGCACTCTTTTTACCTCCTATTGATTTTTTCATAGTTCTTGCACGGGTGGCCGGAATCGAACCGGCTTGCCTACCGATGGGGGATCAGGACGGCGGACAACTTCCTTGCTGCACCCGCATATCAGAACCCACCGCGCAAGAGAGCAGCGCGGCGGGCCGGTCTTAGTCAAGCAGACCTTCCACCTTTGGCTTGGGTGGATCGGACAAGGCATTTCTTCGCTCATGCGGCGTGCACGCCCAAATCGGTTTCCGCACCGTCATGCGGGCGTAGCTTGGCAGAAAGGCAGCGTGGTCTTGCACCAGCTTACACGGGAGAAACGCCGCCATACGGCACCCTCTGCCCCTGTCGGTGCGTCAAATTATGGACAAACGCACCGGCTTCCATGAATACCTGCTGCAAAGCGGCGCGGACGGGGTGTGGCCCCGCTGTCGGCTTCTCCCTGCGTCGTTTCAGGGTTCAGCCCCGCGCCATATAAAAGCCGCCGCGCTGACGCGGTGCGTGGCGGCTCATTCATACCTTAGATGTTTTTGTATCAGCAGCACCCTTGGTTTTTTCGTAACGTTCACAGTTCGTATCATAGCCACTGCACGGCGCACACCGCTTGTGGGTGATCTCGAACGTATGCCTGCACTGTTCATTTTTGTGCAGGGCTTTTTCGGTGGGACTTCTGTTATGTACCTTCATTTACATCCTCAGAAAGGAACTTCGTCGTAGTGTGTAGCGATCATATCTGCGAAGTGCAGACACAGGGCTTCCGGGTAGCGGTCATAAACAGCACTGAGCGTATCCCAGTCCTGCGACCCGCTGTATGCTCCCATGTGCCAGCGAATCGCCACGATCTCCCGCGCCGTCAGCTTGATGTACTGCTGTGCCATGATGACGCTTCCTTCTCCATGGCCCACCAGACCGGCGTCAAAGTATTCGTACTCACCTTTGCCTTTATCGCGGTACTTGCCCACCTTGCAATAGTCGTGCAGGAGCGCTGCCGCAAGAACTTCATTCCGGTGACATTTCTTGAAAGCGTGATTCGTTCTGCACAGTTCCATTGCCGCCTCTGCCACACAAACCGAGTGCTCACACAGACCGCCGGGATGGTTGGAATGGTGCTTAATGCTTGCAGGCTTTTCAAAGAACCCTAAATCCACCATCTGCTGCCAAAGGTTTTCCGCTCCCGGACGATCAGCAAGGCCGCTCTCCGCCCAGAGAACCTCAAACTTTTCTTTCGGCTTCATGTCCTCATACAGTTTTTCGTTATCCATGGTTCGGCTCCTTCTGTTTCAAAAATTCTGCCCGGCCCTCCGGGTATCTTGTCGGTCTGTCGAAAATCTCCGGGTGCTTTTCGAGCATATCCAAAAGCATTTCCCGCATGGACGCCGCCACAAAGGGCGTAAATTCACTGCTCACACTCCCCCGCCTTTCTGCCTGTATTTCTGGCAGCGGGTTTTGTTTTCGTTCCTCCCGCCATTGGAACCGCCCTGTGTCAGTCCTCCGGTTCAAAGAGCATTGCCACAAAGGCTTTCAGCTTGTTCACTGCAGCTTCTTTTTCGGCTTCCGTCTTGGCCGTCTTTTCAGCCCAGCAGTCCTTGACCATTTCATTGATGATCTCAAACATACTGTCTTTCAGACCTGCCAGATTTTCCTCGTCATCGGCTACCGCCATGAGGACACGGGCCACAATAAGCTCTGCCGCCGTCATCATGCCAACCGAACCGCCGTGAATGCTGACTTCCAGACCATCAGCCGTTCCCACGGCTGTAATTTCCACATTACAGTTCATGCTCTATCCTTCAAAGTCAACCGTTCTGCAGTTTGTTTGCCAGCGCCACAATGAAGTCCTTGAAGCCCGGCTCTGTCTCTGCAAACTGCCGTGCCATGCGGAACCCTACCGTCTCGCCAACAGGAGGCTTTTCCTTCTTCTCTGCCGGAGCCGCCTTTCCCTGCGCTTCCAAATCGTTCTGCACCGCATCAGGAATTTTGTCCTGAATCTTCTTGATAACGTACGGACGAAGCGGTTCGGGAACTTCTGCTACAACGCTGCCCACGATCTGGATCGTTAAATCCAGCAGATCAAGCCCGTTTCCCTTGAACTCGACCGACGCACCGCTGCCCTTGACCTCTCCGTGAATAAATGCGTATGCCATACTCTTTGTCCTTTCTGCTTGCAGGTAAATTTTCGGATATGTGGGTGCGCCCCGGAGTTGACACCGGGCGGCGGGGCTTGACGCTCCCCGCCTGCACTGGCCGCACCATATAAAGGCGGTGTCGGACATACCGCCTGCCCATGCGGGCCGCTCTGGCGTGTTCTTTCAGCCCTTGCCAGATAAGGCTTCATCTCGCCGACGCCGCCGTTCTTCGCACTGACGGCGGATGATCTCTTTTCCCTTGCGAATACGCTCGGTTTCTTCAAATCTCCACCTGCCGTAGGACAGCCCCGCGGCGTCGGCCTGCCGGACATCCAGCATCAGCTTGTCCGGCTTCATCTTTTCGGCCATTTGCTCATACCCTCGTGCTCCTTGTTGTGCTTGTACTCCCCGCCGTGCTATAATTTGAACATATAAAATGGGGAGGGGGTGAATTTATGAAATACTACTTTGTCGATCTTCGCGCACTACCCATATCTGAACGTATAGCAGCTTGTAAGAAAATGGAACAGTACGCATGGGAAGTCTTTGAAAAGGTTGGAACATCCGGCCTTGAATCCGCAGAGGTTTGCTGGACATCGCCAGAGGACTTTGAATCTTCTCCTTGTTTTCCTCAAGGATGCAAATGCACGCTTCTGGGAAACTGATCTTACGTCTTTGTGGCGGCGTGTGTAATAAGCAACGCCGCCGGAAAGTCCGGGTCGTAGTTGAACTCGATCCGGGCTTTTGCTTTATGGTCAACAAACCTCATGAATGCCCCGATGTCCCCCAACTTCTGAAACGCTTCTTCCTTGCGCCATACACCGATCCCGACGCCGTTGCAACGAACTTCTTCCGGCTTGTAGCCGTAATGTTTCAGAACTTCGTCCGGGTCGATTTCATCAAACGTCTTTTTGTTCAGCGCTTCTACAATGTGTTCAGGTTTCAGCGTCATGTGCTCCGCCCTCCTGCCTTTCGGATTCCTGTGCGGCGCTTTCCCTCTGCACAATCTCAGCAATCGGAATATTCAGAACCACCGACAGCCCGCCCGCAAGGGACAAGTCCATCCGCTTCTGACGCTCTCCGGTTTCGACCATCTGATAATACTGCCGCGAGATTCCAATGCGGTTTGCAACATCCTGTTGCGTAAGACCGGCCTTTTCGCGGGCTTCAATAAGGTATTCTCTCACCTGTTCTCTCCCTCCCTTGCAACGTGTCGTTGCTATCATAATAGCTTTGCTCCTTTCAAATGTCAACAATACGTTGCATTTTCAGCGTATTGCACAGTTTCTTTGCAACATTTTGTTTCCTCTGTTGAAAAAGCAACAATCAGTTGCTATAATAAAGTAAAAGGGGGATGCTCAATGGAAAATCTGACTATCATCCGTAAAGAATCTCACGCTACCCAGCAGGAAGTCGCTGACTATCTCGGTATTTCTCGTCAAGCATACGGCAACTATGAATCCGGCAAGCGTGAGCCGGACTATGAAACGCTCTTAAAGCTCGGTGAATACTTCAATTGCAGCATCGACTATCTTCTTGGAAGCAGCCGTGGTGTTCGTTATCCCCTTCTCTCGGAGTTTGAGCGTAACCTATTGGAGCAATATCGAAGCGCGACACCTGCCATTCAGAGCGCAGTTTGCAAACTTCTTGATCTCAATGGTGAGGCTTGATAGAATCCATGAGGTTCCCCTGTCAATACAGGGGAACCTCCGCGTGCTACACTCTGTTGCTTACATATCCAGTGTAGCACGCGGAGCCGCCATCTTTTCCAAAGTCAATTCGCCTTTTTACTCCACAATTTTACGTTGATTATCTTTTATTCTTCATTTTCGTAAAATTTGCAAAAAGAAAAAGCCCGCCGGGCCGAAGCCTGACGGGCTATAGATGAAACTGTATTTATATAATTCAGCAGCGATTTATGATTTTTCGTCTCACACGTTGCGCTTTCGTCTAATCTGCGGGTTAAATGAGACGATTACTCGAAAGGACGCTCAAGGTATGGCAAAAAGAAAATTCAACAAGGGCGGCGAGGTTCGGCTGGTCGCCTATTACAGATACAGCGGCGGCAGCGGGCAGACTGAGCAATCCATTGAGGGCCAGCGCCGGGACTGCGAGGCCTACGCCCGCCTGCACAATATGACCATCCAGAAAGAATATGTGGATCGTCACATCAGCGGCAAGACCGATGATCGTGCGGCATTCCAACAAATGATTGCTGACAGCGACAAGGGTGCATTCGATATGGTGATCTGCTGGAAAACAGACCGCTTCGCCCGGAACCGCTATGATTCTGCCGTGTACAAGAAGCGTCTGCGTGACAACGGTGTTGAGATCGTCTATGCTGCTGAATCCAACATTTCCGGTGCGGAAGGTATCATCATTGAGGGCGTGATGGAAGCGCTGGCCGAATATTACTCCGCCGAGCTGGCTGAGAAGATGCGCCGCGGCATGAGGGAAAGTGCTCTCAAAGGGCAGGCCATCAGCCGTTGCCGCGCCCTTGGCCTGAAAACGGACGAGCACAAACGGTTCGTCATTGATGAAAAGACCGCACCCACTGTGCGCTTTATCTTTGAGCATTACGCCGCCGGGGAATCCGCCATGTCTATTGTTGAACAGCTCAACGCCAAAGGACTGCGCACCAGTCAGGGCAACCCCTTCAACAAGAGCAGCATTCCCCGGATCATCCAGAACGAAGCCTATCGCGGCGTGTACATCAGCAAATCGTATGACGTGCGCATTGAAGGAGCCATTCCGGCCATTATCGACGATGAACTTTGGGAGAGGGCACAAACCATGTTGAAACTGAACCGTCAGCTCAAGGCAAAGAATGAACCAAAAGCGGACTACATCCTGTCCGGCAAGCTCTACTGTTCCTGCGGTTCCCTTATGCGCGGCATGAGCGGGCACAGTGCCACTGGCGAGGTCTACCGCTACTACACCTGCCCCAATAAGGACTGCCACCTGCGGAACATCCCGAAGGACGATCTGGAAGGAAAGGTCATGCAGTCCATCGTGGATCACCTCTTGCAGCCGGAATCTATGGAAGCACTGGCCGAAGCTATGGTCGAGGTGCAAAAGGCCGACGCTGAAAAGCCCAACGCCGAACGTGTAGCCATCGAACAGAGCCTTGCCGATGTCCGCCGCCGCAGTAAAAACATTTTGGACGCCATTGAAAACGGCACTGCCAATGCGCAGCTGTGCGCCCGTCTGAATGATCTGACCGAGCAGGAGCAGACCTTGAGCTTCCAGCTTTCTTCTCTGGAAAAGGAGAAGCCTGTTGCGTTCACCAAAGAGCAGTACCTTTTCCTGCTGGAACAGTTCTTGGTGGAGCCATCCGAGCGCACACCGGAGTATGGTCGCCGTCTTGTTAACACTTTCGTAACAAGTATGGTAGTTAGTGACCGTGAACTGGTTATCAATTTTAATGTTTCGGACGAAACCGTTAACAAAAACAAAAAAGCATCCCAGACAAACTTACAAAAAGAAAGTTCGTCTGGGATGCGTCTGGTCCGAGTGGCGAGAATCGAACTCACGGCCTCTTGAACCCCATTGTGCTTCTC